ATTTAACTAAACAAAAAAATAAAAAAATGAGAAAATTTATTAAAATCGATTATCAAGAACAATTTAGTAGTATTTGTAACACTGAAGAAGAAGTTATTGAAGGTTGTGGTTATGACTCGGATGAAATCACATTTGAAGAATTATTAGAAAAAGTAAAAGGTGAGTATGAAATTATTGAGGTGACAGGTGATGTTAAATTAAAATGGTTAAATGATTAATAAATTATCAAATCTTTTTACGTATATTTAATTCAAATAAAAATAAAAAGTTATGGAACAACAATTACTTACACCCGAACAACAAAATGAATTTAAACAACGTATTCAACAGTTATATGACATGACTGAAGATATAGAGTATGTAGTAGAAAATGCTGGTAACATATTAGCTAGGGTCATGACTAATGATGAAGCAGAATGGGTTGAGGACATAAATGATTATGGTTATGATTATGATATAGATGAATTTGACCAAATCGCAGCACAACTAACAACAACGGTGTTAGATAAGTAAAATAAGTAAATTTGGTTACCCGAGTCTTATAACGTATATTTAGTTAAACAAAAATAAAAAATGGAAAATTTATTTGAACGCCTCAAACCAGAACACAAACAAAAGTTAAATGAAATGTATGACCAATACCCGTCCATAAAACAATTTGTTGTTGATGGGTTGGAAAACAGTAATTTCATATCTCATTTAAGATTTGATGTAGTAAATTATTTAACGGATGTATTGGATTCACCAAAGATTGATTTCTCGGATGTTTATAATATGTTTGAACATTAAAAGTAAATTTGGTTACCCAAGTTTCAAAGCGTATATTTAATTAAATTAAAAAATAAAGGTTATATGATTAAAGTAACAGAATTAAAACCGGAATATTCAATTTTCGGTAACAAAGGTACAGTGTGGTCAAACACAGCACACATATACAAGTCGGGTCAAGGCAACCTATGCGGTACACCTGCACTGAGTACTAACTGGGCACGAATAGAAAAACTAACACACGCCGCGTGTCCTGAATGTGTAGAACAATACAACAAACAAACAAATCAATAAAAACACAACACAACAGTTATGAACCTAAACTTCACACAACAAGACCTAAACGAATTAGAAACAATGGAACAAGCCTGGGACGGGGATGAACTAAAAATAGACCATGAACATATAAGAATATGACTGACACACCCCGAAAACAAACAATACAACAGCGACTATGTAATTGAATCAAGAACACCAACAGGTGGATGGAAACAAGAACCAAAATGGTTCGCATAAGAAGAATAAGAATAATCCAGAAACAAACACAAACACAACAATATGGTACAGAAAGAAACATACACAACAAACATATACACGATAGAAGTAACACAACCGGATATAGATGATATAACAACCAAAACATATATGGTGACGGAACAACCGGATGTAATGGACGGTATAATGAATGAGTGGTGTGTGGTTGATGCTGATGATAATGAGGAGGTGACGGACGAGAAAATAATTAATATGTTGAAGGAACGGATATGGGAGTATGAAAGGGTGACAAACGATGTTGGTTGATGTGTGATAAACAGGGATGGGGAGGAATAGTATGTGGTATAAAATGGTGATAACGGTAAAACCGGGTTTTCAAAAATCGAATAAACATGTTCCGCCCCCTCCCACCCCTGTTATAGACAATTATATACTAACGCTCTATAAAAAGGATAAGGATAAGTTTGGTTACCTAAAATTAAGAACGTATATTTAGTTTAAATAAAAATAAAAAATATGAATAACATGAACGAAGTAAACATTGATTATGTGTACAAAACATTTGAAGACCTAGGAATGGACATAGATGAAATCGAACAAGAAGGAATAGAATCGGGTGGTGAAGACTGGATGGATGTTATATCATACATAACAGGTAAGGATGCCTATGATGAATTCGCATTAACAGAGGATGACGATATATTAATCCAGGAATTCATTTCTGTAATGGGTGAACACGGTATTGAACTATGGTGAAAGATAAGTTTGGCTACCCAAAATATTAGGCGTATATTTAGTTTAAATTAAAATAAAAAGTTATGAAAACGAAAGTAAACATCAAATCAGTGTTTGAACAAATCGCTGAACAGGTATTTCAAATGACCAACCTTAATGAGGCCAAAACATTTACTACCGAGTTCATTAATGGTAAAAACATTAAAGAGGAGGATAAAAAAACAATATTAAGACAATTGGACGATATTAAAACGATTGTTAAATTCCAAACTTACATTTGTAACAGTTTACTTAAGTATGAGGGTATGAGTGTTAATTTAAAATAAATTTGGTTACCTAAAATTAGTAACGTATATTTAGTTATAAATAAAAAGTTAAAAAAGGTAATAAAAAATAAATTTGGCTCACCTAAAAAATAAACGTATATTTAATTAAATTAAAAAATAAAAATAAAGGTTATGAACACACAAACACCAACACAAACACAAGAAACAAGATTAGGACGTCCAGTTGTAGAAGGAAGCAAACGTCAAATGTTATTAGCAGCAAAAGCAGCAATGGCCGCAGCCGGAATACAGCCAAAGAGAGGTCGACCAGCGGTTGAAGGAAGTAAAAACCAAGCGGTACTCGAGGCACGCAAAGCCAAATTGGCTATGGGGATGGAATTAAAACGCGGTAGACCAACTGTTGAAGGAAGTAAACGTCAAATAAGTTTGGCTATTAAAGCGGAACGCATCGCACAGGGGATAGAAGTTAAGTTAGGTCGTCCAAAACAAGTTAAAGTTGAAGCGACGGCCGATGTTGAATAGTAAGTAACATTGATTAAGGGTGGGAAACAATTACGTTTCCTGCCCTGTCAGTGAAAGTGGCGAACGCCAAAAAACCACAAACGAATAAATACAGTAATGGCCTGTTTTAATGAGTTCGAACCTCAATTTATTCACACAAAATATTAGTTCTTTATTTTATTGTGTGTACAAAGCGTCGCCGGATATTCCCGGCGTACGTACGTACGGTGTAGGAGGTAACCACGGTATAATCTCCCATCATCGTTGATATCCATATATGGTGGGTATGTTATCCGGGGGTGATTTGAGTGATGAATATAACTCTTATACCTTTCTACATCGACAGTATATACTCATATACTCAACTTTCGATTTACCAAAAACACAATAAAATCACAGAGGTTAAAAAAGATCCTTTTATAAAAAAGTCGCATCGACAAAATATATATGAAAATAACTACTAAAATTAAGGATGGATATATTCCATATAAAGTGTATGAAGACGTTGATTCTCGGTTTTTAAATTTTGTTAAACACGTAAGAGTATTGCCGGCGGAATATTTTGATCAACCCAATGAATTCCTCACATTAAAAGCAATGTATCAACCAGGAGAGAAAAAATCATTTCCCGATGGTGGATTTGAGGTATATCATGATAATGGATGTATGTACAATTATGGTTTAGACCAAGTAATTGTCCATCCTTATGTTTTAGGTATTAAAAAGTTTGGTAATGACAAAGACACAACCAAAATTAAAATTATAAAAGAGACCAATACAACACCTGGAAAACGTGGTAGGAAACCATTATCTCCAGAGGAGAAAATGAAACGTGAGGAACAAAAAGCTCAATCATCGGGTAAAAAAGGCCGTCCATCAAAATACACACCAGAGCAAAAAGCCGAGAAATTAGCGTATGCACTTGCTCGTAAAGGTGGAAAACGTGGCCGGAAAAAGAAGCAAGAATAATATGTATTATAAACTACGTTTTATGAAAAAGTCGCCCCCAAGCCATCGCATAATATCATTAGGTGATATAAATGATGAAAACACAAATGAAGTTATACAATTTATTTGTGAGATAAATCATGTGGATGAGGGAAAAGATGTAGATAAACGTGAGCCTATCAAACTCATCATCAATTCATATGGTGGAGATATATATAGAGGATTAGGAGTTGCGGACATTATTATGTCCAGTACAACACCAGTACATACAATATGTTATGGTTCAGCATTATCAATGGGTTTTGTAATTATGGCTGCCGGGCATTATCGTGTAGCTAGTAAAAATAGCACGTTCATGTATCACGAATTACTATGGTCATTACATGATTCAAATTTATCCACACATAGAAATGAGGTGGAAGAAGGTAAACGTATAATGGATATATACGATTCTATTGTATTGGAGCGCACTAATCTAACCAAAATGCAATTAGATATTGTAAAACGTGAACATAGAGATTGGTATATGTCCGCAGAAGAGGCCAATAGTTATGGTGTTATAGACCATATTATATAGGTATATATTTAAGTGAATTATGAGGTATATAACACCATATGAAGCAGAGAAATATATAAGTACACAAGATGATATTTTAGGGCAACCAGCATCATACTTTACTCGTATACCATGTTCTGAAGGAAAATGGGATTATGTCTTTTACTATACAGATCAGAAAAAATATCCTATCCATAGAGAAGGTGAAGGGAAATATTGGGTATATATTTTATCTAATGAATCCATGCCTAATATAGTTAAGATAGGAATTACTAAATTAACTCCAGAAGAACGTGCTAAACAAATATCTGCATCTACTGGTGTTCCTATACCATTTAAAGTTGAGTTTGCATTTAAGTGTCATGAAGGTGAATTCTTAGAAAATGATATCCATATATACTTAGATTCGTACCGGGTCAATAGTAATAGGGAATTCTTTAAAATAGACATTAATGAAGCCATTGATGTGATAAAAGAAATAGGTAAAAGATATATTTAAAAAATTTGGCCTTTAAAAGATTTAATAGTATATTTAGTGTAAATTAAAATTTAAAAATATGAAAAAAGTAGTTTTAGCCGCGATTATGATCGCAACAATGTTTGTTGTTTCTTGCAGTTCTACAGGAACACAAAGTACCACCACACCTACAACAGATACTACAACAGTAGTTACAGATACAACATTATCTAAGTAGGTTATTGGTCCTATAGTTAAATGGATATAACCACAGCCTTCTAAGCTGTTATTTCAAGTTCGATTCTTGATGGGACTACAAGAGAACATAGTCAGGTGGCGCAATTGGTAGATGCTGAATTGCTTAACAGTAAAAAGTTCGAAAATCCCGAGCTAAATGGTTAAGTAGATAATGTGAAAGATATCACATACAGGTTCGAATCCTGTCCTGACTGCATAAAAATTATGAAAAAGAAACTAGAATTTATGTTGAGTAAAATGCACCCAGTTGAGATGTATCTTATGTCACTAGTAGTCGCATTTTTAATGATCTCAGCTGCTTTTACTGTAGTATATTTAATCGTTTTTTAAAACACAGTCAGGTAATATGTAATGGCAAAGTAGTTTATGCTATCCAATAAAAATTGGTTATATTGTCGCAGGTTCGAATCCTGTCCTGACTACACCTTAATACCGATTCGGGTTGAAGAATAAGAGAGATCCTGCGACTATGTCTCATAAGAGAAATTAGACAAAACTTTACTCTCCACGCTAGGTGGCATCGGTGACCTAGCAAATATGCCCTCGTGGTGGAATGGTATACACAGCGGTCTTAGAAGCCGTGTCGAGAGACGTATCGGTTCAAGTCCGATCGAGGGTACATGTATGTTTAATGATTTATTGTTTTTTATTTTTTAGCACCAATGTAATGTTGGTGCTTTTTTATTCTGCCATATATTTATATATATGAACTTAGATAGAATATTCGCTTTATTCGATTATAAAAACGAAGATAAACCATTATCTGAAGAAGATAATAATATTATCGCTTTATATGAAAAACCGTTATTTTGGGTTGGTATGTTTGAAAGATTAATACAAAATAATAATATATTCAAACACCAACTTGAAAAAGTATTATCTGATAGTAAAGATTTTAATCATGAATTGCTATCAGATGCTAGTAATGCTATTGTATATAATCGAGCCTACGCGTTCTTGGAATTAATTGATATAAATAATGAGGATCATCAAATGGCTGTAAGAGCCAGGGCCAAACATAGTTATTTAATTAACAATTTAATCATGGCTTTGAACTACTTCATCAGTACTGAAGAATATGAGAAATGCACGGTTTTAAAGAAAATTTTAGATTTTGCGCAAGAAAGCTTGGAAGCGTAAAAAATAGATATTATATTTAAATTACGGGTTTAAGGGAATTTAGTTAATGAGGAGGAGAGAGGATGTAGGATGAGGATGTAGGAACAAGGGGGGAGGGAACGATTGAACATTTAATATAACATTTAAACAATAAATTATGAGATCAAGAGAAATTGTAAGAAGTAAATTGGAAAGATTAGAATCAAATCTGAGTAAATTAGACTTTATTTTAAAACGTAATGGAAACATTAATGAGTATCTAGAAGTAACTGAATATATGAAGCAGTTAATAGATGAACTTAAATCTTACGTTGAGTATGAGCCTAGAACTGGAGAAGAATTAAACACATCTATCTAATAAAAAATTAATAAGTTATGAATTTAACAGCAGAACAAATCCAAGATAATTGGAGTATTTTAATGAGTCGAATAGACGCATACATCTCAGAACCTCGTAGGTCTGAGTTAAAAGGATTCTATAATAAATACTCAGAACGTATTATGATGATGCCCGCCTCTTATAAAAAGGAATATCATAGTGCTTTCCCTGGAGGATATGTAGATCATGTTATAAGAGTAGTAGATTGTGCCCTTAAATTAAATAATGTTTGGGCTCAAATGGGAGTAGATAGTTCTACATATTCTACTGAAGAATTAGTATTCTCAGCTTTAAATCATGATCTAGGTAAAATAGGAGATGAACAATATGAATCATATATTCCTCAAACCGATCAATGGCGTAAAGATAAATTAGGAGAAGATTATATGTTTAATAGTAATTTAGCGTTTGCATCAGTTCCAGATAGAGGATTATATATGCTTCAGGCTCATAATATTAAGTATTCTTTTAATGAAATGGTAGCTATACAAACCCATGATGGATTGTATGATGAATCTAATAAAAAGTACTTAACAGCGTTCATGCCAGAGCAAAAACCAAGAACATCTTTACCTTATATTTTACATCAAGCAGATTTAATGGCATCCAGGATTGAATTTGAAAGAGAATGGTTACCTAAATTTAAAGGAAATGTGGAGAAGCCAAAGAAAAATATTACATTGGAATCGAACAAAGAAAATAGATCACCTAAGACTAAAGCTTTAGGAGGTATAAAATCCGAGGGACTTAAAAATTTATTGAATAATATATGATAGTACTAATAGTTGTTTTAATCGCGTTTATCTTAATTTTAAGCTATACAACTTATAATCTTCTACGTAAAAATGAAAAATTAGAAGATATAGTTAATGAGCAAACTGAAATATTAGCTGGATATATGACATATCTAAATAAAGTATCAGATATTATTAGTCATTCAAATAAACGTCTTAAAGAAGTAGATAGTAAAGGTTCCTTTGAAAGTGATGATGAGGTTGGATTTTTCTTTGAACAATTGAAATCAATACAAAGTGTATTGGATCAGTTCAATATAAAGAATATATAAAAAATGGAATTAGAGGTTAAGAAGAAAAAGAAAACATCAAATGTATATTTTACTAAAGAAACAGAAGACGCTATTGTAGCGTATGTTGCTAGTAATGATATGGACGAACGTAATAAATTGTATAATGAGAAAATCCATTATGCGTTTTTTAAACTTACAGAAAATATCATTCATACATTTAAATTTTATTATACTGAAGTAGATAATATTGAAGATTTACAACATGAAGTAATTACATTCTTACTCAGTAAGATTCATCTATATGATCAAACTAAAGGTACTAAAGCTTTTTCTTATTTTGGCACCATAGCTAAACGATATTTAATATTATCAAATCAGACTAATTATAAAAAACGTATAGATGCACTTCCTGTATCTCATATTGAAGAAGATGAAAAATTTTCATATCAATTAGATGATGTTAATACTACAGTAGCCCATAGTAATTTATCTAAGTTTATGGATAAGTATATTGAATATTGTACTAATAATATATTTGAATTATTTCCTAAAGAACTAGACGCTCAGATAGCTGACGCTATTTTAGAATTATTCCGTAAACGAGATAGTTTAGATATTTTTAATAAAAAAGCACTTTACATATATATTCGTGAGATAATAGATGTAAAAACATCAAAAATTACTAAAGTAGCAGATAGACTATATGATATATTTAAAAAGAAATATATGTTTTATCTAGAATATGGGTATACGAATTTTTAGTACACATATTTATAACTAAAATAAGATATATGAGCTCACTAGAAAGCGTAATCTTTGGTAAGAAGAAATTCAGTGATATATTAGAAGAGATATATGATAACCAAAAGAAAAAAGAAAAACAAATATCTGCTCTAATATCTGAATTAAAACCTTTAATAAATGATATAGGTGATGCTACTTTAATTGTTCCATTGATTAAAGAATACTTAGAAATAAGTGTTAAAAATGATGAACAACTTATTAAAATGGCAACTATAGTTCAAAGAATATTAAGTAATACATCCGGAGAAGGTAGCTTAGGCATCTCAGAAGAGGAAAAAGCACAATTATTAGCTGAGATTGATAAGATCAATGGACCAAATAAATAGCTAATGCCTCAATCATACGGATACCAAGCATATAATAAAACTCAAAACGTACAAAACCAGGTTAGCTTATCGCAGACTTTATCTGCGTTAAGTAACCAAATGGTACCTGTACGTATTAAAAGTATTATATTAGATAGTACTCATCCAAGATTTAAAGAATTAGGAGAGTGGAATTCATTAGGAGCTATAGAATATCAAGCAGTTAATAATCCATTAGAAGCAACATCAGGGCAATATTCAATAGCTTATCCTTTATATCCTAATATTAAAAATTATCCACTTATAAATGAAATTGTATTTTTAATTTCATTACCTAGTACTGGAATTGGATTAACTTATAATGCCGCTAGATCATATTATGTTAGTTTAGTTTCATTATGGAATCATCCACATCATAACGCTTATCCTGAGAATCCAAATACACCACCATCATCACAAGCTAAAGATTATACTCAAACTCAAGCTGGTAGTGTTAGACGAGTTACTGATCAAAGTACTGAAATATTTTTAGGGCAAACATTTAAAGAACGTTCTAATATACATCCACTTCTTCCATTTGAAGGAGATGTTATACAAGAAGGCAGATGGGGTAATAGTATACGTTTTGGTTCTACTGTTAATGGTAGACAAAATAATTGGTCATCTATAGGTACTAATGGTGACCCAATTATCTTAATACGTAATGGACAATCAACAGATGCTAGTGATGAGGGTTGGGTACCTATTACTGAAGATATAAATAAAGATTTATCTTCTATATACAGTACAAGTACTCAAAAAATACCATTAGAAGCTTCAAGTATTAGTTATGTAAGTTATAAATCAGATGCACCTACTAACCCTAAAGAATATTCTAATAGCTCACAAATAATACTAAATTCAGGCCGACTAGTATTTAATACTACTCAGGATCATATATTATTAAGTTCTAAAAAATCTATTAATTTAAATGCAGTATCATCAGTTAATATTGATGCCCCTGATACTATAATACAATCAACTAATGTATATTTAGGGTCTAAAGATGCTACGGAATCAGTATTACTAGGTGATACAACAGTTTCATTATTAAAGACATTAATACAAAATTTACAGTCTTTTATGCAAATATGTAGCACATTAGTAAGTACTCCATCTGGTGCTCCTTTAGCACCATTAAACGCAGTAGCTTCTCAACTTAATACAACGTTGGAACAAATTAGTACTAATTTAGAGAATACTAAATCAAAATATGTTAAAACAGCGTAATGGCCTCTCCTTTAGATATAGAAAATATAAGAAAAAAAGCGGCTGAACAAGCTAAAAGTGATAGTAGTAAAATACTAGATGTTAATTTATCTTCAATTCAAAAGGCTACTCCTGGTTCTTTAAAACCTCAAGGTAGTGCTAAATTAGGTAATACTATAACATTAATAGGTAAAAAAATATATACAGTACTTACCCCTATTGCAATAGGTATAGCTAAAGAATTAGGTGCTTCTGTAGCTCAAGACCAATTAGGTAATATAAAAGAAAATATCTTATCTAAAGATGGATGTCCTACTGAACCTAAATTATTAGCTATATTAGCTCAACGTAATGCTTTAATAGCGCAGTTAAATAATATAAATAAACAATTAGATAGATTAACTAAAGCTGTAACTGGATTAAATAATTTTCTTGAAATAAGTCAAGCAGCTATAGATACTATTAAAACTATCAAGACATCAACATCTTTAGCTGTAAAGACTGTTCCATCTCCTCCAGGTACTCCTGGGGTTGTGTCTTCAATTTTAAGTGATTTAGAAGATAATATAAATAAACTTTTATTTGAAAAAGATGGTACACCTCGTTTACCTAAAGTATCTAGTTCGATAGCATCAGCGTCATTAGCTATATCAATAATAAATGGATATATACAAGTAATAATAATTATATTAAGTGCAATAGATGTTAAAATTAAAAAATGTAATAATAATTTAGCTTCTAGTCTTGCCCCAATAGATCCAAACTTAATATCAATATCAATACTTCAAACTAAAGCTGAACAAACACAAAATAATACCACATATGCTGGTTTTGTGATAGAAATTGAAGAAATACCATACACCCCAACAGTAAATCGTAGAAGAGCTGTGGGAAAAAATCAAAGTGGTATTAAATTAATACAAACAGAACTATCATTTACTACTCAAGATGAATTATTAATTAATGAATTAAAATTAATGATTGATAGAGATAATTTAAAAGCTTATTAACCTTAATATTTATAACATATGGATATTACCAAATTTAAAAAAATTATTAAAGAATCAGTAAGAGAAGTAATTCAAGAAGAATTACGTGATATCTTACTAGAAGCTGTAAAAGCTCCTAAAAACATAGTTACAGAAACAGTACAACCTAATACTTATGCTCAACCACATGTCGCACAACCTAAACAATTAACACCAGCTGAGCGTAGAGCTATGTTTGGTAACATACTGGAAGATATGCAGGTTGGTGGTAGAGCTACAACTGAAAATGTACCTTTTAGACCTACGGGCAATATTGATCCACTGAATGGTACACTACCTGAAGGTGAAGTTGATTTAAGTCAAATAATGGGATTAATGAATAAATAATGGCATTCGGCGCAAAAAAAATATTTCCTATTGATACCCAACCTGGAACAGCGGTTGGAGTAGGTTTACCATTTAACGCTTCTAATGTATTTCAATCAACTTATACAACTAAAGAAGCGATTAAAACTAATCTTATTAATTATTTCTTAACTAATACAGATGAGATATATTTAAATCCTACATTTGGTGCTAATTTAAGAGCGTTTATTTTTGAACAAATTACTACAGGAAACTTAGATAATTTAAAACAAGATATTCAATCTAAAATAGCATTATATTTTCCAAATGTTTTAGTAGTGTCGTTAGAACTTACATCAGCTCCTGACTACAATGAAGTAACAATGATCTTAAAATATAATATAATAAATACAGGTATAACAGATCAATTACAAATAACATTTCAATAATGGCTACAAATAATAATACTAAAAAAGATATAAAATATATAAACAAGGATTTTACAGAGTTAAAGGCTAGTTTAATAAACTATGCTCAAACGTATTTTCCTACAACGTATAATGATTTTAGCCCTACATCTCCAGGTACAATGTTTATGGAAATGGCTGCGTATGTTGGTGATGTTTTATCTTTTTATCTTGATAATCAATTTCAAGAAAACTTTTTACAATATGCTCGTCAGACAAATAATTTATTTGAATTAGCATATATGTTTGGATATAAACCAAATGTTACACAAGTAGCTATAACTGAAGTTGATTTTTATCAACAAGTGCCTTCTGTTTTATCTGGAAGTTTGTATGTGCCTGACTTTACTTATGCTTTATTTGTACCCGCTAATTCTACAGTATCATCTACTTTAACCAATATTACTTCTACTTTTATAATTGAAGATCCAGTTGATTTTACAGTATCGTCATCTCAAGATCCTACTGAAGTAACTGTATATTCTGTATCAGGAGGTAATCCAAATTATTTTTTACTTAAAAAAAGTAGAAAAGCTATATCAGCAACTATAAACACTACATCATTTAGTTTTGGCAATCCACAGAAATTTTCTACTGTAAATTTAACAGATGATAAAGTTATTGGTGTATTAGATGTATTTGATTCTAATGGAAATCAATGGTATGAAGTAGATCATTTAGGTCAAGAAATGGTTTATACTTCTGTAAAAAATACTAATCCTAACGATCCTAATTTTTACATAAATCAAGGAAACGCTCCTTATCTTCTTAAATTAGAAAAACAACAGCGTCGATTTGTAACACGATTTATTAATTCAACTACATTACAATTTCAATTTGGAGCAGGTACAGTAAACGATAGTGATGAAGAAATAACACCAAATCCAAATAATGTAGGTATAGGTTTACCTTTTGAAAAAACTAAACTTACAACCGCGTATTCTCCATCTAATTTCTTATTTACCAAAACATACGGTATTGCTCCTTCTAACACTACGTTAACTGTAAGATATTTAACTGGTGGGGGAGTTACAGCTAATGTTAATGCTAATGTTTTAAATACATTAAACTCTACTCCAACATTTTTAAATACTAATTTAAATTCTACTACAGCAACTACTGTATTTAATTCATTAGCTGTAACTAATCCTTTAGCTGCTGATGGAGGTGGAGATGGAGATACAATTGAAGAAATTAGACAAAATTCAATGGCTAATTTTGCTTCACAGTTACGTAACGTAACTCAAGATGACTATTTAGTAAGAGCACTATCAATGCCTGCTAAATATGGAGTTATATCTAAAGCATATATAGAACCAACTAAAAGAGACGCTCTAGTATCAGCTGGAGAATCTAATTCAGTGTTAGATTTATATATATTAAGTTATAATATTGATAACACATTACGTACAGCTACAACAGCTTTAAAGCAGAATTTAACAACATATTTATCTCAATATCGAATGATAGGAGATGCTGTTAATATTAAAGATGGATTTATTGTTAATATAGGAGTAAATTTTGAAATAATAGTATTACCTAATTACAATAATAATGAAGTTTTAATTAAATGTATCGACGCTCTTAAAACATATTTTGCAATAGATAATTGGCAAATAAATCAACCAATTATATTAAGAGAATTATATATATTATTAAATAAAATACAAGGCGTACAGACTGTTAAAAACGTTGAAATAGTAAATTTAGTTGGTGAGAATTTAGGATATAGCCCTTACGCTTATGATATTAAAGGAGCAACATCAGCCAATGTTGTATATCCTTCATTAGATCCATCTATTTTTGAAATAAAATATTTAAATCAAGACATACAAGGTAAAGTAGTACCATTATAATATTAAACTATGGCAGTATATAAAATATTTCCCTCCCAAGACGCGACATTATATTCTATGTTCCCTAGTATGAACACAGGATTAGATGAAATTATTGAGTCTACCCAAACTCAAATAGCAACAGAAAATAATGGTAATCCACAGGTTAGTAGATTTCTTGTCCAATTTGCATCAGATGAAATAGATAGTATCTTAGAAGATAAAATAGGAATAAGCAGCTCAGCCCAACTTATGAATACTTCATCTTGGACAGCTACATTAAAATGTTTTATAGCAACTGAGACTGGATTAGCGTTAAACACTCAAATAGATTGTTATCCAATATGTGGAAATTGGGGAATGGGTACTGGTAAGTACTTAGATGAACCTGAAGTATCTAATGGTACAAGTTGGATATGGTTAGATTATTCTGGTTCTACCCGATGGAGTACAGGTCCTTATCCTTTAAATGTTACTGGTTCATATAATTTAAATTATGCTGTAGCTGGAGGAGGAACATGGTATACTGGTTCTAATGTATCTTATTTTAACTCAAATACATATCCTATCACAGCATCACAAATATTTAGTTATTCTAGTGATAAAGATATCAATATGAATGTTTCTAATATTATTAGAGCATGGTATACTGGAGCAATAGCTGATAATGGTTTTATAGTTAAATTATCGGATGCTACAGAATTTATAAATAACATTAACGTACAACCTGAACTTAAATTCTTTTCAGTTGATACTCATACTATTTACCCACCTCAATTAGAGTTTAAATGGAGAGATTATACATGGAATACTGGTTCATCAGGTTTAACTATTCTTGATACATTACCTGCAGTAGTAACATTAGCTCAAAACCCAGGATATTTTTATTCAGGAAGTGTAAATAGATTTAGAGTAAATGCTAGACCAGAATATCCACCTCAGGTTTGGCAGACATCTTCAATCTATACTCAAAACTATTACTTACCTACAGCTTCATATTGGGCTATAAAAGATTTAGATACAAATGAATTTGTTATAGATTTTGATACTCAATTCACACAACTTAACGCTGATATTAGTGGTAGTTATTTTGATATTAACATGAATGGATTACAAACAGAACGTTATTATACAGTCTTAATTAAAAGTACAATTAATGGTTCAACATTAGTATTTAATAATAATTATAGCTTTAAAATTATAAATGGATAATGGCAGATCAAATAACATTGGTAAAACCTTCATTTAATAAAAATTCGTATGAGAAAGTAATTAATACTTCTTTTAATCAACTTACTCAACCGGTTGTTGATACAACTGCTAATCCTCCTATATCTATTCAACAGTTTTTTACTTATTATCAACAATTATTTTTTACTATACCTAAATTTGGAGAAGTCAATTCTCATGAGTATCTTATAAAAACAAGTACAGAATACATTGGTACAACATTAGATTCTAATGAAGAACTAATACAATCTTTACTTGAAGAAATAAATCAATTAAGACAAGAAAATCTAGACTTACAACAAAATGTCGTAAATATAACTAGAACACAATAACATGGCTGAAATAGTTAACATACAACCTATCAATCCTCAAACATTTGAGGCACAAACATATACTCCAGAAGATATTAATCTTATACCAACAACAGATGTATATGAGAATTTTGATTCTAGTGTAGATCATGTTGAATATTTTATATATGATTTAAATAAAAGTATTTTATTTTCTAATGTTACTGGATATCCTTACTTTAAATTAATAGATAATAATGTTGTTATTGATCCTGAAGCCGATTTAAAACGTCAAGGATATGAAGAAGGAAATTACAACACAGTATATAATTTCTTAAAAAATAGATTATCATCAAATCCACTTAATAGATATTACATTGATCAAATTAGTTCAGATAGAACAGAAATTAGATTAAATACTACAACTATCCCTAATGTTGATTTAATAACTAGTACTCAAGAATTTATAAATTATAGAAATAGTAGTAGTGTATTTATTGATTTTTATCTAGATTTTAGTGATAATAATCTTATTATTGCTAATAATATTTTATTAGATATTACTACTAATCCGACAGATCCTACAGTTCTTATTAAATTATATGAACCACTCCCTCAAGCATTAGATATGCAATCTCAATGTTGGGTGGTAGAGTCTATAGCTGACCCGGTAGCTTACAATATTAATATAACTCAAACATTTGATGTTTTAGATCAAAATATTTATTTAAAAGGTCCTAATACTAATATAGCTGTAAAAGATCAAATTAATAACTCTACTCCACAGATTAATTATAATAGTTTAGTTAATAATTCATCTACTTTAGGTACAGGTAGTTTACAATATCAAATTAATAGTGTACTAGCAGAAAAAGGACTAGAAATTAATATAGACTACTCAGATTATTCTGAATTTGTATTTTTCTCATCAGCCCAAACACGTTTAGAAAATTTTTATTATAAACTATCATTAATTGGTCAATATCAATCAAATGCTAATTTAATTACAAGTACTACAAATCCATATATATCATCTAGTAGTAACATATGGTTAAATAAAATAGATGAAATAATAACTGGATTTGATGGCTATGAGTATTACTTATATTATGAATCAGGTAGTAATGCTTGGCCTAAAACTAATTCAACATATCCTTATATTAATGCTTCTACTGGTTCAGTTGCTGGTTTAGCATTTTTGACAGCTCAATCAGCGACAGCATCATTATATGATTCAAATAATAATGATCGTTTAGTAAACTCTATACCATCATATATTAGAGAAGATAATGCTAATGATCAATATATGTTATTTGTTGATATGGTAGGTCAAAACTTTGATAGTGTTTGGGTTTATATTAAAGATGTTACTAACAAATATAATGCTGATAATCGAGTAAATTATGGTATATCTAAAGATTTAGTAGCTGATGTTTTAAGAGATCTAGGTATAAAAATATATCAAAATAATTTTTCAACAGACGATTTATACTCGGCTATACTTGGTATTACACCATCAGGTAGTTTATATAATTTACCTTACACAACTACTTCTTTACCTGTACCTACTGGTTCATTTTTAGAGTATATAAACAATTATGTTACTGCCTCATCTACAGCATCATTAGATCCTACATTTGATATCAATGCTGAAACATATAAACGCATTTATCATAACTTGCCTTATATTCTAAAAAAGAAAGGTACACCTGAAGGTTTACGTGCTTTAATAACATCATATGGTATTCCTGATACTATATTAAGAATAAATGAGTTTGGAGGAAAAGATAAAAATAGTAACACTTGGGACTACTGGCAAGATGAGTATAACTATGCCTATAATTACATATCTCCAGGAGTATCTACTCGAGCTGTTCAAACTAATTGGGAATTAGATTCATCATGGAATTCAACTAGTAATAGACCTACAGTATTACAATTTAGATTTAAAGTATCGTCATCTACCAATATCTTTAATACTCCACAACAAGTATTATGGAATTTAGGTGATGGGACTAAAACATGCATTGTACTAAACTATACTGGTTCAGGACTAGCTAGTGGTTCATATAACGGCTCAATTCCAAACCTATACAATTTATATTCAGAATTAACATTTTATCCTTCATCTACTCCTGCTGAAGGATTAACAATATATTTACCATTTTTAAATGAAGAGTGGTGGTCTATAACAGCAATTGTTAATGGGAATGATGCTTATTTATATGGTGGAAATATACAATATGATGGATATGATGGAAATCAATTAGGGTATTACGCGTCAGCTTCAGGCAGAATAACTCCTAGTGATTGGACAACAGGAGTAACATCTTCATTTTTTAAAAATAGTATAGTATATAATTCAAGAACATATAGTCAATTTTCTGGTTCATTACAAGAAATACGTTATTATGGGAATATAAATTTAAATGAATCTAGTGTTAAAGATTATATAATGAATCCATATTCTATTGAAGGTAATGGAGTTGGAAACGGGTATAATTATTTAGCATTTCGTTTACCATTAGGAGGTGAATTATACACAGGCAGCACATCAATACACCCTAGAGTAACAGGTTCTTGGGCTACCACATCATCTTTTAATTCAGCTTTACCATATGGGAAAAATGGAGCATATATAAGCCCATCAGGTTCATTTGTTAGTAATTATGAGACATTCTTTTACGACCAAGTACCTGCTGGTATACAAAACGCTATATCTGAGAAGATACAAAACAAAAATATAGTATTACCATACAGTAGCAGTGACAGTAATATCCCTAACGCTAATGTATTATCACCATTTATATCAATACAACAACAACCATCTATAAGTAGTTCTTATACTAATAATATTGATTATGTTGAAGTAGCATTTTCACCACAAAACGAAATAAACGACGATATAAACGATACATTTGGGTATTTCAACATTGGTGAATATATTGGAGATCCAAGAGAAATACCATCTAGAAATACTCATTATCCAACGTTAGATGCGTTACGTGATTTGTATTTCCAAAAATATAGTTCAAATTATAATATTTGGAATTATGTAAGACTTATCAAATTCTTTGATAACTCGCTATTTAAAATGATACAGGATTTTGTTCCTGCTCATACTGATTTAGCATCTGGTGTTGTAATTAAACAACATTTATTAGAACGTAATCGTTATCCTACACCACAATTAAATTTAACTACTACTCAATCTGTATATGGTAGTGGTTCTAATCCAAGTATAACATGGAATAGTCCTAATACATTTGAGGATATTACTATTACAGCTTCAATAAGAGGCATACCTGGAATGTTAAATGGACAAAGAATATACACGTCATCTAACCAATACCAATCATTCCCAATAGAACAAACAACAGGTAGTTCTGGTGGAGTAGTACCTCAACTTAATGGGACTGCGTCTACTAATTTGTACATTAATATTACTCAAAGTTGGGGTGGTACAACTCCAAGTTTACTTGGGAATGTAGCGTTTACACAATCTAACCAAAATGAGTTTTTCAACGGTGAATTTAGTGGTTCGGTTATAGTAGCAGAAACTGGTAAATTAAGTTATTGTCCTTACTTATATGCTAATACTATAGAAACTAAATACAAACCAGTATTTTACTTATCAACACAACTATCTGGAAGTAATAACGCACTTAATCTATTCCTAGATCCTAATACATCACCAAACCCAGGAGAAATATATTTATATTGGGATTCAGGAAGTACAGGACCACTTACAACACCAGCTTATAGTTCTGGTACAGGTGGGGGAGTTGTATAAAATAAAATAATTTAATAATGCCACAAACAAACGCATATACAAGAGGGGTCAAATATATTAAAATTGCTAAACTAGATAGTGGTAGTGTAGATCAATCAATTGAGTTACAAAGTTTAACTGATATTAGAATTAAATTCTCAGATGTACCTAACGTTACACAATATAATGTTGGTGCTATAAATGAATATCCAACATATTATCTATATACTATTGTACCTACTGACGTTACATCATCTGCAGATCAAGAAATATTAAATTATAAGGTATCAGCAAGTGATGGAGGTCCAACTGGAGGAGGTTTATTAGCAGTTTATAATATTCAACCTGGAACTAATACTTTAGGATATTTTAATGGTACTTATCTTAATATGGGTAATACACCTAATATTCTATTAAATGTATCTTTTTCATTGTCTCAAAGTAATGTAGTAGTGACAATGTCTATTTATCCATATAATACATCATCAAATGCAACAATAGGTAACTCAGTACTTGATTTATACTTTCCATCAACAGTAAGTGGATATGTCACCCGTGCTGGTTCTTTTACTCCTATTGAAGGGTATAGTTATGGTTTTAGATTAGATGATAGTTCAAATTACTATAACTCAAAAATACTCATCACTCAATCATTCGCAACGCAATCCTCAACATACGATATAACAGTACTTGAACCATACGTTGGTGAAAATTTTTACAACAGTGATTGTAATGTATTACAAAATAATGTTGATGTAAATGTTATTAGTCCACTCTATATGGACGTAGATTTTACAAATAGTCCAATAGTAGCCCAAAATCAAGTATCCATACTAAATGGTACAGCAGCACGAGCTCAAGTACAATCATGGAATTACTCATATTTTTCTAATATAAGTGGACGATATTTAGGTAAACAACAAAATGCTATAGCTATAAATGTTTATACAAGTGCTAGTCAATTTATAACACCATCTATAAACGGATTTACTGGTTCTTGGCCTGGAGATGCAACATCCCCAAGTATACCAGTACCAGGAAATATTATAGTACAATCTTTAGATAGTTGTATATATGAAGTAAATTGGGGAGGAGGAGGTTATCCTGAAAATGCTAACGGTGGGGGAATAAATATGGGTAATATATATTTGGTAGGTGAAACTAAAGATGATGTTACTATTATTAAATCCGGAGTAGATATATATTATGATTTATTAGCTAAAATGTTCCCATCTGGTTCTACAGCATATCAATATCAATATTCTAACGTAAGTGGTTTACCAAATCAATTAAATATAACATATGGTGCTTTAGGATTACCAAGCGCTAAATATTATGTTACTTCTACAGACAGAGGTTATAAATCATCTGCTCCTTCTCCTATGGGATATTTTTATCCAACTTCATCTTATAACGTCCCTTATATCAAAATAGATTCCCCAAGTCTTGTAGGATTTTACGGAGCTGCTGTGGATAATAATGGGTATTTAACATATAACAATACCATAGGAATAAGACAACCAGTTAATAATATAATTACAGAAATGTCTAATAGTCTTAATAGTGGTGGTAGATGGTTTATAAGTTTATATAGTGGAAGTGGAAATTCATCATTATTTGGTCCTGGAAATACAGGATTAGGATATATAGCTAGTGGTTCTAAATTAAGTCAGTATGGTTATCCATTTGAAGTAAGTTATGTTTCATCTTCTACTACACCATCCTCAACTGCTTTTATATTCTTAAAAACAGGATCAGGAGTATATGACGTTAACTATTGGTTTACAGGTAGTGCTAATCCTTTAATAGTAGGAGCAGATTCAGGTATATGTAATACAGGTATGTTAATAACTAAAGCAGACACACCAACTAATGGTTTAACAATATATGGAGTTCCAAGTCTAAATTTTGCAGGAATAGGAACAGGTTATATATTATCACCGTACCCTAAAAAGGTAATAACTGAAAATATAGATTATATCACTAAAACTTATGGTAACAATCCTAATTAACATATATTTATAATAAACAAACATTTAAAATGGGCTATTTAAATAACAGTATAGTAACAGTAGACGCCATCCTAACAACTAAAGGTCGCCAATTAATGGCACAAAATGATGGTTCATTTCGTATAACACAATTTGCATTAGCTGATGATGAAATAGATTATACTTTATATAATCCTAATCACCCATCTGGTTCAGCATATTATGGTGAGGCAATTGACAACATGCCTTTACTTGAAGCATTTCCTCAAGAAAACCAGATGATGAAATATAAACTCATCACACTACCTCGTGGTACTGCTAAGATGCCTATCCTTGATTTAGGATATACAGCTATTGTAATTAAACAAGGAGCTTCATTAGCTATCACACCACAAACATTAAATTACTTAGGAGGTAATACATATGAAACAAGTGGTTATACTGCTACTATAGGTGATGTTAGAACAATGCAAACATTTGAAGGTGTAGGTATTAATACACCACAAGCAACCGCTTTAAACACCACTACAACATTAGGTACAAGTGTATCTAAAACGGTAGTTGGTACTACCATAAACTTACGTGCTACTACAGTAAACACGTTATTTGGCACTAATACAGCGTTATATACTACATTAACTGTAGTAGGTAGAGATAGTGGTGCTAGATTATCTATTCCAGTAACTGTAACAAAAGTATCATAAAAATAAAAAATATAAAATATTATGGCATTTAGTCCCTTAGCCCCTGAAGATTTTGTAGTAAGTTCGGACGCTATATCATCAACCTTATGGTCAAATGGTAGTCCAACGTTAACTACATTCTTTACATCATCAACACAAGCTGCTGGTTCGTCAGGAAATTTTTACTTAAATGTATATCAAACAGCATCTACAGATGCCGCTGCTGCTATTCAATTTGCTATTGCCTATGGTAATGCTGATGGTAGTGGTAGTTTATGTTATAACGCCGCTGTAAATGGAAAATCTCCAACAGGTACTATTTTTGGTCAATGGCAAGATTTAGTAATAGGTGATGAAAATACCAATTTTACATTTGGTACAATTATATCATCTCAATTTTATGCTTTATCTATGGATAGAACAAGATATAAAGAATCTTTATTCTTAGGCTCATTGGCTCTAAAATTATCTGGTAGTTCAGGATCTATAACATTAACTGATAATAGTAATTATGTTTCTGCTGTACAATACTGTGAAGCTGGTAGAGTATTTCAACTTATTACTGGTTCACAAGGTACAAAAGCCACTATAGGAGCTGCAAATACAGCAGATGGCTACTCTAAAAACTCAGGTTCATACGGTTGGTTATTACCAGATATAGGAACAATCATATTAAATCCATTAGCATTGGCCGATTTCGCTACAAGTGGTGGTATAGGATTCCAATATAGTGGATCAGCTAGTGGTTTATCACCATCTATAGTTACATCACCTAATGCTAGTTTATTTAGAGCTATAAGTGGATCAGCTTTATTTACACTTAATAGTCAAGAAACAATTACGTCAGATTATGTATTTGTTAGACCAAGAAGTGCTGAGTACAACTATTCTGAAAATCCATCGTATATATCTGGTTCAACAGGTGAAGTAATTTATCCTTATTTTATTAATAATCCACAGACATATATTACCACAATTGGATTATATAACGATACAAATGAATTATTAGCAGTAGCTAAATTATCTAGACCATTACTTAAGAACTTCACGAAAGAAGCATTAGTGAGGATTAAGCTTGATTTTTAATGAATGATAGCATACAAACAACTTTTAGCATCTGATGTCATAGTGACACCATTCGAGGTAAACAAAGCGTTTGCCTTTAGTGGTTCGGGATTGACTGCTTCAACAGTTGGTATAGACAGATTCTTGGGAGAGAATATAAATTCAAACCCATGGATATCTGGTTCTAATCCAACAACAGGATATATAACTACCTATGATCGAGAATTAGTATATGATTCTATACAGCAACTATATTACTCAAATTATCTAAGTTCTAGTTACGGAGATCCAGCTAACTCATCTAGTTTAATACCTGGTGCTAATACTGAAGGAAATATTTTAGTAGGTACTACTCCATCACCAGGTATGTATGATAATTATCTACAAACCACATTAACATTTGCTAAGAGTTTTCCAACGTATTCTGATGCTAGCATAAATGTAATATCTATTCCCTCACGTTTATTTGGTGATTATATTCAACCTAATTCATTTTGTCTTAGATATTATGATGATGATCGAAGTACAATACTTTTGTTTACAGACGACGGTGAAGGTAATATAAGATCAGGCAGTACTATAATAGGAAATATATTTTACCCACATGGTATGATTATTATACCTAACCCTCCTTCAGATTATTGGCAGATATATTATGCTACTGATATTACATGCTCATTCTCTTCATCTTACACTATATATGAAACTCAATATAAATGTACATTCAGAGAAAATGAATTTAATTATACATTAAATCCTACACTCCAGTCAAATACAAGCGGATCATTATATTCTTATACAACAAGTTCACAGTGGTCACCATATGTAACAACAGTAGGTTTATATGATGAAATGCAAAATTTACTTGCTGTAGGTAAATTATCCCAACCATTACCTACTAGTGCTACTACAGATACTACAATACTAGTAAATATAGATATGTAATATGATAAAACTACTCGACATATTAAAAGAAATGAAAGTTAATACACAATTAACTCCACTTCAATTAGCTCAAAATAGAATAAGAGATTACATAAAAAATGGGGAAGTAGGTAATCTTGATTTAGAAAATACACCAATTAGATCATTACCTTCTGGCTTAAAGGTTGGAGGTAATCTTGATTTAGAAAATACACCAATTAAATCATTACCTCCTAATCTAAAAGTTGGAGGTCATATCTATTTATATTATACTCCAATTACATCATTACCTCCTGGTTTAAAAGTTGGGGGTAATCTTAATTTAAGTGATACTTTAATCACATCATTACCCTCTGATTTAAAGGTTAAAGGTTATCTTAGTTTAAGTAATACTCCACTTTCTAAATCACACACCCTAGAACAAATTAAACAAATGATACCTAGAGTTGAAGGTGAAATTTTTATATAATATGATAAAACTAATAAATATATTGAATGAAATGAGAGTTAATATGAAATTAACTCCACTCCAATCAGCTCAGAATAGAATAAGAGATTACATAAGGAATGGAGGAATAGGTGATCTTGGTTTAGCATATACTCCAATTAAATCATTACCTTCTGGCTTAAAGGTTGGAGGTAAACTTAGTCTAGATGATACTTTAATCACATCATTACCTCCTGATTTAAAAGTTGAAGGTAGCCTTTCTTTAGATAATACTCCTATTACATCATTGCCTCCTAATTTAGAAATTGAAGGTAGTCTTTCTTTAATTAATGCTCCAATCACATCATTACCATCTGGCTTAAAAGTTGGAAGTTATCTTAATTTACACAATACACTAATCACATCATTACCTCCTGATTTAGAAGTTTGGGGTAGTCTTTTTTTATATAATACCCCACTTGCTAAATCACATACAGAAGACCAAATTAGATTAATGTCACCAGGTATCAAAAGTGCAATATTTATATAACATGATAAAATTACTTGACATACTGAAAGAAATGAGAGTTAACCCACCTAAATTAACTCCACTCCAACTAGCCAATCAACAAGCAAGAGATTACATAAGAAATGGAGGAACAGGTGATCTTAATTTAATGGATACTCCAATTAAATCATTACCTCCTGGTTTAAAAGTTGGAGGTAATCTTGATTTACGTGATACTCTAATTATGTCATTACCTTCTGATTTAGAAGTTGGAGGTAATCTTGATTTACGTGGTACCCCAATTAAATCATTACCTCCTGGTTTAAATGTTGGAGGTGATCTTTATTTAATTGGTGCCCCAATTACATCATTACCTCCTGATTTAAAAGTTGGATGGAGTCTTCATTTAAGTGATACTCTAATCGCATCATTACCTCCTAATTTAGAAGTTAAAGATTATCTTTCTTTAAGTAATACTCCACTTTCCAAATCACATACCGAAGAAGAAATTAGACAAATGGCACCGGGTGTTGAAGGTAATATTTATATGTAATATATCACAAGTTATGAAACCACTATTAGTTGATGATTTAATCAACGATCCTACATTTAATATAGATGAATATTATGGTTACGTTTATATGACAACTAATCTAGAAAATGGTCGTCAATATATTGGTAAAAAAATATTTAAACATACAACAAATAAAAAACTAGGTAAGAAAGAATTAGCATCCTTACCTACTCAACGTGGCCGTATTCCATCTAAGAAAAAAATAATAAAAGAATCAGATTGGAAGACATATTACGGCTCAGCTGATGAAGTTAAACAATGGGCTAAATCTATACCACCTGAAAAATTACAACGTGTAGTGTTACGTCTATGCTTGTCCTCAAAAGAGTTAACCTACTATGAAACAAAATATCTATTTGAATACGATGTATTAGCTGATGATAAGATATGGGTAAATAGTAATATACTAGGAAAATTTTTTCCAAAAGATTTGGCTATCTAATTTTAAGATGGTATATTATAGGTTATATGGTAAATCAAGCTTTAATTGCAATAATCAATTCTATTTTAGGTAGTGGTAAATCTACATCTAAAGGTAACTATGCTTATCATTGCCCTTTTTGTAAACATCATAAACCTAAACTTGAAATAAATTTCACAGAAAATAGTGAAGGTATTAATCAATGGCACTGTTGGGCTTGTGATAAACGTGGTAAAAAATTAATTCAATTGCTTAAAGCTATAGATACACCTAAAGAAAAAATAGCAGAATTAAAACCATACATAAAAGTAAATACTCAAGATAGTATATCTACTGTAACAGATAAAGTACATCTGCCTAAAGAATTTATACCACTAACAAACATTACTAATTCAGTAATAGCTAAACATGCTTTAACATATCTTAAAAAACGAGGTATAACAGAAGATGACATAATTAAATATAATTTAGGATATTGTGAAGCTGGAACTTATGCTAATCGTATAATTGTACCTTCATATGATGAAAATGGTATATTAAACTATTTTACTGCTCGTAGTTTTGAAAAAGAAAATCCAATAAAATATAAAAATCCTAATTCATCTCGTAATATTATACCTTTTGAATTTTTTATAAATTGGGATTTACCATTAATATTATGTGAAGGGCCATTTGACGCTATAGCTATAAAACGTAATGTTATACCGCTGTTAGGTAAAAATATACAGTCTAGTCTTATGAAGCGTATTGTTATGTCTTCTGTTAAGAAAATTTATATAGCTTTAGATAAAGATGCTCAAAAAAAGGCATTAGAATTTTGTCAACAGCTTATGAATGAAGGTAAAGAAGTATATTTAGTAAACATGCAAGATAAAGACCCATCAGACATGGGATTTAAAAATTTCACCCACATAATACAAGATACAGAACCATTAACATTCTCAGACTTATTATATAAAAAACTTACATTATGATAGATAAAAACACAAATGTTCATAAAAAAAGCGTTAAACGCATTATGAATATTAACCAAGAATTAAAAAGAGTAAATATCTTAGATACAAGATATTATACTAAAGATGATAAATACTACCCATCAGTGACTAGTATTTTACAATATTTTCCTAAAAATAAATTCTTTGAGACATGGCTTAAAGATGTAGGACATAATGCTGATATTATTGTAAAAAAAGCAGCAGATGAAGGTACACAAGTGCATGATGCTATTGAACGTTATTTATTAGGAGAAAAAATAGAATGGCTTGATGAAAGTGGGTATTCTAAATACTCATTAGATATATGGAAAATGATATTAAAATTTCATGAATTTTGGACAACTTATAAACCAACATTAATTGAAAGTGAAATACATCTTTTTTCAGATAAATTTATATATGCTGGTACTTGTGACTTAGTTGTAGAAATTAATAATGAAAAATGGTTACTTGATATTAAAACATCTAACTCATTACATACTAGTTATAATTTACAATTAGCCGCTTACGCTCAAGCTTGGAATGAATTATATGAAGAAAAAATTGATAGAGTAGGTATACTTTGGTTAAAATCATCAAAACGTGGTGAAGATAAAAAAGGTAAAAATATCCAAGGTAAAGGATGGGAAATATATGAACCTGAAAAATCTATAGAAGAAAATTTAAAACTATTTGGATACATACATGAATTATATAAACTTGAACATCAAGATATAAAACCTAATTCTGAATATTTCCCAACGGAAATCCAGATTAGTCTTGATAGTTAACATATTTATAACAAAAACGTTAATGATATCTTTAGTTAAACTATTAAAAGAATGCGACTGCCAAAAAAAAGATGGAGAACTTCAAAACGGTATAGTATCTTTAACTAAATACATGTTAGATAATGGTATGAACATATCACCATTACCTAAATTAAAAGTCATAAGTAATGATACAGAAAATGCTAATAAATTATTAGGACGTACTGCTCATTATGATCCTAGTAATAAAAGTATAACACTGTATTCTTTAGGTAGACATCCTAAAGATATTTTACGTTCATACTCACATGAAATGGTACATCATATGCAAAATTTAGAAAATAGATTAAATAATGTAAATACTACCAATACTAATGAAGATGGTGATTTGCCTGATTTAGAAAGAGAAGCATATGACAAAGGAAATATGATGTTACGTAATTGGGAAGATAATATAAAAAATAAATAATAATGAGTAAATATTATAGGCTAATAAAAGAAAATGAAGAAGAACCACTTGGTAATGAAAGCATAAAATGGGACATATCAGTAGAACCATTAACTGTTACTGTAGAAGATGCTATTGCTGCTTTAGAAGATATAAAAAATTATGGTTTATATGCTACTAATATTAGAAACGCTAAAGGTGATATAGAAAAAGCAATGATTGATCATTTTGGTCCTAACAGTCCTGCTACTAAAAGAAGACTAGAAAGAGAAAGAGGAGAACCATTTCCTGCTAAAACTAGAGCAGCTATGGATGATTTTATAAAAACATTAAATGCTAAACCAAATTTACTAAAATGGAAGGTAGTAGGGGATACTTTAGTATTTCCTTCAAAAAATAATCCAAATAAAAAAGTTGTTGAAAAAATTATAGATACTGTTATGACTAACGCTGATATAATATATCATATGGAATACGTAGAAGAACTTGACGAAAATAAAATTAAAAAGTTCATTAAAGAAGTACTACATAAAAAATTTATATAAAATGAGAAAAAAATTTAATTATACTAACATAGTTATAGTGTTATGTCTTCTAGTAGGAACATATTTTATTTATAATATAGTTCAAGGAGAACATGATAAGTTAAAACAAAATTTTAAATCTATAGATAGTTTAAAACAAGAAATACAAAAAATAGATTCACTTCATAAATTGAAAGATAGTAATATTGTTATGTATAAAGACAGTATTGTCTATTTAGATAAAATTATAGAAAAAGATAAAATTAAAATAATTAAAATTCAAGAAAAATATGCCAAAATACATCCTATTGTTGTTAAGTATGATAATACTCAGCTTGACAGCTTTTTCTCAAACCGTTACGGATACTAATTACGTCCGTATCCCTACCCCAGTAGCTAGACAAATAGTATTAGATTTAACATATGGGGATGAATGTAGAGAAGAATTAGAAGCAACACAAAATGTCCTTATGGAAACTGAACATTCATCATACATGAAAGATACACTTATTAATAATTTTGTAGGTAAAATACAATTATATGATAAGCAGATAAACATGTATAAAGAAAAAGAAAAAATATATGAACAGAATTTTAAGATTGTGAATAAAGAAAATAAACAATTAAAACGTAATCTTAAAATGACAGGTATATCAAGTATGGTTATAGTAACAGCCCTTATATTAGGGATATTCATTAAATAAGTATGAAAGACACAGTTTTAAAAAAAGAATTCCAACAGCGTGATGTTCAACGTTTACGTAATTTAATAACTGGTAAACAAAATGATAAAACAGTTATAGGAATAGGTTATTCTAAAAAAGAAGAATTCCATAGTGAAGGAGATATATGGGAAGAAAATGGTCGTAAATGGATTATTAAAAATGGCATAAAACAAAATCTAACTAAATTAGATAAAGCCAAACAAGAACTCCATATGCCTTTATTCTGTTCAGAATGTAATAATCTAATGAAGCCTCATTTAGATAAACGTTTTTGGATAATGTATAAACGTTGTTTTAATTGTCAAGTAGACTTTGAATCAGAAATTAAAAAACAAGGGTTATGGGAAGAATATGAAAAAAATATTATTAATTCAGATATAGATTCTCTCATACAAGAGTTTATGATTTGGAGTGATGAAACTATAAATGAAAGTGAATCTTTTGTTACAGAAGCAGGTGATGTAGAGAGTTGGATTGGTAAAGGTAAAAAAGTGTTATTACAAAATCGTGAAGAAGCAATTAAATATTTACAAAGTTTAAAAAAATAATGCAACACATAAGTATGGAATATTTAACTCCTATTATTATAGCTCTTATAACAGCCGTTTTAGGTCCAACGTTAGTTGAATGGATACGGAATAAATTAACATCTAAGCCTGAAAAAACACCAATACAGGAAGCAGTTGAATTAAATGAATTAGTAGATATCCAATTAGATAATATAATGGATGAGTTATCTTGTAATAGAGTATGGATAGCTCAATTTCATAATGGTGGTCATTTTTACCCAACCGGTAAGTCTATACAGAAATTTTCATTTTTTTATGAAAAGGTAACACCTAATACAGTATCAACTCAACATACTTTTCAAAATATACCAGTATCTTTATTCCCTAAAGCATTAGGTAAAATATACAAAGATGGTGAATTATCTATATTAAGTTTTGATAACGATGATGAAACATATGATTTAGAAACATTTTCTATAGAATATTATACTAAATCGCTTTATATTGTTGGATTATATAGTTTAGATAATCATTTAATAGGAATTATGGGTATATCATTTACTGATGAAGAATATAAAATGACTAAAGAAAATTGGATATATATTCGTCAAAAAGTAGGTGTTATTGGTACATTACTTACAAATTATCTGAACAATAAAAAAAGATGAAGTCTTTAAAATATTAACATATTTATAATAAATAAATACAATAAAAATGAACAATGAATTTCAAAGAATGCTAAAATTAGCTGGCATTGATAGTGAACTAAAGATTAATACATTTGGTGAGCGTAAAAATCTCAATGAAGGTTTAGGAGCTTATGAGTATGAAAAAGGTAAAAAAGCTGGTGAAAAAATGGCTAAATCTAAATTACGTAAAAAGATACGTGAAATGGTATTAGCAGAAATGGACGGTGCTGCTGTAGAAGATTCATACTATGACCCAGTAGATGAAGCTAAAAAGAAATCTAAAGATGACGATGAAGACATTGATATAGAAGATATTGACATAGAAGAACCAGATATGGAAGAACCAAGTATGGAAACTGGTGGTGGAGACGATCCTGAAGTAGAACGTATATTAGATTTACTTGATCAATTACAAGACGCTGCTGAAAAATTAAAAGATGATAAATTACTTCATCAAATTGGCAATACAATTACTTTCTTCACTCGTCAGCATGTAGCTGAACCTGATATAAATCCAAACGCCTAATCATGAACAAAGTTAGAATTAAAGAAATGGTTAGAATGGCTCTAGCCGTACCTAAACAAGATGAAATAGACTCAGAGTCGTTTATTTCTTCACGTAAAAGACAAGAACCAAATCCAACAGATGTTATAGTAATGGATGTTCCTTTATTTTTACGTATGTTAGAATATGCTAAAGAAGACGCTGAAACAGACATGGATTTACATGATGTGACAGAAATGGCTACAACTTTAAGTGCTGAAGATAGAATACTTACTATGGCTGATTATAATGATATAGTTGGAGGTATTTCAAATGATGATGATATAGAAGAAGGTTTACCTAAAGGATACTGGGCTGAAAAAACAGATACAATAGATGAATCGTTTAAACAACTTGTTGGGAAACTTAAAAAACAAGGTAAATCAAAAAAAGCAGCAACTAAAATAGCAGGAGCTGTAGCGTCATATAAAGCAAAAGGTGGTGGTAAAGGTCCAACAGCGAAACAAAAAGCAAGAATGGCTGAAACAATCATGCGCAAATTAAAGGGTGAATAATGACTAAAGACGAACTTAGAGAAAAAGTAAAAGCATTAGTTAAGCAGGTATATAAACCTGCTTCTAATGACTCTATTGATACTGATAATTTTATAGATTCTACAGATAATACAGATGACTCAGATGAGATGTCTGTTCCATCTGAAAAATTTCCAATAGTGTCTAAGTTCCCACCTCTTAAAGAAGTTATAGAGACATTACTTACACCTAATTACGGGCCTTTTGTAAAAGATATACAGTGGGTAGCTCCTAAACCTTTAACATTTAGGGTTATATTAGCTAATGATGAATTATTTTATTTAATATATACTCCAAAAAGTTGGATAGCTCAAATTGAAGGTAAAAAATACTATTTACTTAATATAGGTGAAGAAGAATTTGCTTGTCAAACATTAGCTCATATGTTATACTATGGTGAAACAGCTGTAGAAACACCACCAGAAGAATCATTTGAATTCCCTGAAACACCAGGTGAAGCATCGTCTCCTGGAAGACCTCCTACATCTTCCACACCAGCAGAAGAAACACCAGCAGAAGCTCCCGCAGTAGAGAAATCAGAAGAAGTACCTGCTGAGGCTTAAAAATAATAGTAAATGGCTAATGAGTTAAAAACATATGGTGATTTAAAAAAAGCTATAAAATCTATATCTCTTAAACAAAAAGGAGAAAAAATAGCTGGATTAGCGGCAGATACTATATCTGATTTTATACCAGGTCTGAGTACAGCTAAAACTACATATGATTTTATTAAAGCCGCTATATCTAAACCAGATACTAAAAAAACAAAAACATGGTTAGATAAATTAGATATAGATGATAATATGTCTAAAATTATAGATGATACTATTGAAAATGGATTTATGCGAGTAATATCTAAAACTATAGAAGGAGAGTCTGATAATAAACCATTAGAACAAGATTTTAATATGAACCAAAAACTAGTAGATTATTTAAAAAATAATTATCAAGATAGGACAGTAACTGGAATAAAAGAAAATAAAATGCAACAATTACGTAAACTTGTTAAAGAAGAAATCATTAATGTCCTTAATGAAGAAGAAATAGAAGGCAACATATCAGCCCTAGTTTCATATCTTAAAAAATTAGAAATACCTAGCATAGAACCAACAAAGATTAACACTACAATATCATTAGTCAAACAAAATAAAGTCCTAAATCCAGCTGCTAATAAAATACTAGCAGATATTATGATAGGATTAATTAAATCTGATGATACAGTATTATTAAATAATATATTCACTAGTATAAGAAATATAAAAACTAAATAATGGATATATTTGATAAATTCTTTAAAAAGTTTGCTTATAAATTTCCTAAAGGTTATCCTGACATGAATGATAATCATGATGTTACCTTATTAAATAATATAATTCAAGAAATATTAGGTGAAGCTAAACAAGTAGGGATATTATATCATTTCACTTCTTATAGAAGTATGATTGATATAATAAATGATGGCTTAATTATGAATCCTGTGATAGGAAGTAAACAATCATCATATCTTTCATTTACTAGAAACAAGTATATGAAATCAAATTCTATAAGTCAAAATGTTAGAATTAAAATTGATGGAGATATGCTATCAGAACGATATAGAATAGAACCGTATGCCGATATTAAAGCAGGATATGGTAGACACTTATTTACAGACGAATCTGAAGAGAGAATAAATTTAAAATTATTGCCTAATGGAGTTGATATATCACCATCATTAATAAATTTAGATATAATGAACATATCTGATATAATTAATCATATACCAGATGATGATATTGTAGAAGAAGAACCTCCAATGTTAAGTAGTTATATTGAACTTTTAGAATTACTTAAAGTAAACCCATCTATAAAATACAATATAGTAAAAAATTTTAAAATTAAAAAACCATGATCCAATTAGTTAAACTATTAATAGAAAATTTAAAAGAACCAAAAGTTGGTACTACTATTAAAGTAACAAATATAAATCCACAAGAATTTCAAGGTAAGTCATTACCTCGAGGATATGAAGATATCAAAGTAGGTGATGAACTTAAAATAACTGATAAATGGTTAAATGCTGCAGGTGTTGTTTTTGGTACAGATAAAAATCCAAAACAAGGTTTAGATATAGATGATATTAAAATTCTTACATCTCCATCAAAAATAAAATCAGAAACCACATTTACTCGTAAGTATGATGATAATCCTAAATTAAAAGGAAAACAAACTAAATTACCTGATGAATTACAAGCTAAACTTGTAAAAGAAGATAAAGTCATGTTTATTAAAACTGGAGATACTTTTATATTAGGGGGTAATTTAGGTAAGTTTAAAAAAGGAGAAAAAGTAAAAGTAATAAATAAAAGACAAGAGGGTGATGATATAAATTTAATTTTAACTAATGGTAAAGTTACAGATTCTTTTACTATAGATAAAAATGAAGATATTGAGAATGAGGTTGAGTCTATAGATGAGATGGGTAGAAAAAAAATATATGATCGCCCTGAAGATAGACCATCATTTTATAAGAAAAAAGGTACACCAAGAGGTGGAAAAGAACCAGTACCTAGTGATGTAAAAAATCAATTTTACTTATTTAAAATAACAACAGATGGTGGAACAGCATACAGAATACTTCCATACACTATAAGAACTGCGGAAGCATTAAAACAACAACTTATATCTCAAGCTAAATCAGTATTAGGAACAGCGTCAGATAGAGCATTACTTAAAAGTATACGCAACAATCCAGATTTTAAAGTAGAATTATTAATGAATGATTCTGATAAAAGTGAATTACAAAAATACGCTAAAGAACTAGCTTCTGACGATCCTGATTATGTAGGTAAAGTAGGCCAAATAGGTCATTCAGGTAGTGGATATAAAATAAAAATTATCCCTGTGCCTAAAGAATATGCTATTCATAATTCTAATGGAGAAAAATTATTTATAAGTGATATCGCTATACAAAAAAATAAAGAATTAAAAAATAGAGTAAGTAAGATAAACTATGTTAATTTTAAAGGAGGCCAATATTGGGAAGTAAATAAAGCAGCTAATATTAAACTCTATGGTAATACCTTTGCTACAGGTATACCTGGAAAGGAAACAGCTAAAGAAGAGGAATTAGTTATTAATGAAAAAACCACACCACAAGACATAATTGATTTTTTCAATAAATTTAGAGGTAAAAGATAAGTTTGGTTATTTTTAAACCTATGCTTATATTGTTATTTAAATAAAATTCTATTATGAAAAAAATTAAAAGATTATTCTTTGATATCGAAACAAGTCCAAATATTGGACTGTTTTGGACTGCAGGTTATAGATTAAATATAAGTCACGATAATATAATTAAAGAACGCGCTATTATTTGTATATGTTATAAATGGGCGGGTGAAGATAAAATATATTCATTACAATGGGATAATAATCAAGATGATAAAAAATTATTAGAAAACTTTATTCTTGTTGCTAATGAAGCGGATGAATTGATAGGTCATAATGGTGACAGATTTGATTTGCCTTGGATTAGAACAAGATGCTTATATCATCGTATTCCTGTATTTCCTAATTATACAACATTAGATACATTAAAAAGCGCTCGTTCTAAATTTAAATTTAATAGTAATAAATTAGATTATATCGCTAAATTTTTAGGTATAGGACAAAAAACACACACTGGGTATGATCTATGGAAAAAAGTAGTATTAGATAAGGATAAAGAATCCTTAGAATATATGATAGAATATTGTAAAAATGATGTTGAATTATTAGAAAAAGTATATAATGAAATGTCCACATATATCCCAGCTAAAATACATCATGGTGTTTTAAATGGTGGTGAAAAACATTCATGTCCTGAATGCGGATCAGAAAATATGAAGTTCTCTAAAAAACGATACTCAGCTTTAGGTACACCACGAATTCAATTACAATGTAGTGATTGTCATAAATATCATACTATTTCTAGTACAATTTATGAAAAAAATTACGCTAATGTGTCTCCATAAAAATTTGGTTTTTTAAAATATTTTTAATATATTTAGTAAAAAAATTATGAAAATGATACTTTTAGAAGACGATAAAAATGTAAAACCTCCTGTAACAACTATAAATTCAAGAGAGGCTAAAAGACTGATTAAAGCTACAAAAGGTAAATTTTTCACAGTTACTTTTATTAAAAAAGACAATACAAAACGAGTTATGAATGCTCGTTTAGGAGTTAAACAATACCTAAGAGGGGGTGAATTACCATACGACCCAGAAGCAAAAAATTTAATTCCAGTATGGGACCCAAATGCCCATAAAAAAACAGGTAACGGTTATAGAATGATAAGTGTAGACACTATTACTGATCTAAAAATAGGTGATAAAGAATTTAAAGTAACATAATATTTATTATCATGAATAATCTACGTAAATTAATTAAAGAAGTATTAGCTAAACATGCCTATGATTGTGGGTGTGGGTGTCATGATAAGTGTGCTAAAGCTCCTATGTTAAACGAAAGTTTAGGCGCTAAAATAATTATGACTGAAAATATGCAATACCACATCAGTAATAAAAAGCCATTAACAGAAAACACATTTAGATACGGTTCAGACGCATTTTTAGATCTATGGGCTGAAGCACGCTATTTATACTCACGCGATGCTATACATTTATCTGGTGAAGATAAAAAAATCATTGTTGAAACTAATTTAGGCGAATATGGAATATATGAAGGACAAAAAGTACCTTTAGATTTACCATTAAATGAATCAGAATATCAAGGTAAAAAAGTACAATTAAATAAACCTAAACGTGGTGGGTCTAAAAAATTTTATGTTTATGTTCGTGATCCTAAAACCAAAAAAGTAAAAAAGGTATCCTTTGGTGCCGCCGGTGGTGGACAAAATTTAGCCGTTAAAATACGAGACCCAAAAGCACGTAAAGCATTTGCCTCTAGACAGCAGTGTGACAAGAAAAAAGACCGTACAAAACCTGGATACTGGTCATGTAATATAGGTAGATACTGGAAATCATTAGGTGGAGGTTCAAATTTTAGTGGATACTGGTAATATTTATAACCATGATTAAAATTACTGATTTAATAAACGAATCATATAATCCAAATGTCTATCAAATTAATTGTAATGTAGCTATTACAGCTGGAAATAGACCAATAGCGGATGTAATATCTGATATACGTGCCGTTCCTGGAGTGACTATAGTTGATACTATAGCTTCAGATTATAATACAGAACAAGGTAGACACTTTGTTAAGCTTAGTCTTAAAATAGATCCATCACCTTTTAATCCATTTGATAGTAAATCATATGATAAAATATTATCAGATATTAAAAAATTACCTGATGTTAGAGGTGCTAAATATGTTTCTAATCCTATTATAGTTAATGAAAGTATAATACAAAAATTAATTAAGGAAGTATTACAAGAAAAAGAAGATCGCTGTAAACGTATTGCTGATAAAAGATATGATAAACCCTCGGCTTACAAATCAGGTGCTATTGTTAGATGTCGCCAAGGTAAAATTTGGAAAGATTTAAAAGAAGACGAATCACTTCATAAATGGTTTAAACGTCAAGGCCCATCAGGTAAAGAAGGTGGATGGGTTGATTGTAATACATGTCATAATGAAGGAGGTAAACCTAAATGTAAGGCATGTGGAAGAAAAGCAGGAGAAAAACGCTCTAAATATCCATCATGTCGCCCTACACCAGCCCAATGTAAAACAAAAGGTAAAGGCAAAAAATGGGGCAAAACAAAATAAATAATATAAATCAATAAACAATGAAAAAATCAGACTTAAAAAAAATTATCAGAGAAGAAATAAAAACAGCTTTAAGAGAAAATCAACCAGCTCCTAAACCTTCACCATCTACACAACCTGGTACGGAACCAGAAGTTCATCCTGGCCTCCCAATAGAAAAACCAGGTCCACGCCGACCTCTAACTCCACCAAAGGAAACACCAGATGAAACACCAGATAAAGCTGTGAATGAAGATGAAAAGGATGCTATTTTAAGAAAAATAATAAAAAGATACAGATCTAAAAAATAAAAAAATCATGGCTGAATACAAAAATATATTCTCACCTAAAACTTTAGGTACACTTAAAGGAAAATCTAAAGATACTCTTAGTAAAGTTTTAAAAGGAAGATCACCTGGACAAATGCAGGCTAACGCGTTTAGTTTAGTAAATAAATTAGAAGCAGCAGAAGCAGATTATAAGGATGAATTAGAAGCTTTAGCTGTTCAAATAGCTAAAGAAGTATATCCTGTAATAGACTATGCTGGGATAGGTATAGATGCTAAATTAGGAAAAGATACCAAATTAGGAAAACCATACCAAACTGACCCAGAATTACTAAAAAAACATGATATTGTAATTCACGCTCGAGGATTAGTATTTCCTATTTTAATGCATGAAATAGCTAAAGGATTATATGAGATTATATCTAAACAAGCTTACCATAATAAGGTTTCTCCTGAAAAAAGACGTATCATAAATAGTATAACACAAGGTGGAGCAGTACGAGGAGCATTCAGTCATTATAATTACAAAGATTATTTAGATCTTATTAATCCTGAATTAACTGATGATTATGCTCAAGTTATGGATGATATATTTGGTGGATATCATGATGAAAATCAAATAGCTAAATTATTGCAAGTTATTGATCGTTATGGTGATCAATTAGAAGGAGTAGGAAGAGTAAATGTATCTTTTCCTAAACGTAAAGAATCAGGTGGAGAAGAAGCTAAAAAAGTCACTAATCAAGTTGATACATATAAAAATGAATTAGATGATATAAGATTTGGGCAATATATATACAATAATATAACTAAAATATGGGTAGAGTCTGAATTTGATGATCCTCGTGTTAGAGATTTATTTTTAGCTGAATTGTATAAAATAGCAGATTATGATGAATTTTATTCATTTGTTGAAAATGCTATCAATGATGAATTAACAAATGAGCAAAAAAGATGGGCGTTTTATACTATGCGTGATATAAACTCTGATCTTAAAAAAGATGATACTGGTTTAGAAGGTTTGGATGAAATGAAACGCATGCAAAAACTAGCGGGTATTCCTGTAAAAGAAATGCGGATTAACATTCCAGGACAATTAACAAATAAAGATGAAGAAGCATTATGGGTATTAGTAGAGTATTTTGGAGAATCAGATTATGGTTTTGATTTATATGAACCTGCGCGTGAAACATACAGATTAAAAGATTATGAAGATTTAGATGAAGATAGTAAAGCGTTATTAGCAATACGTCATCTACTTAAAAAATCACCTGGAACGCATGTAACAAAAGACATATTTGCTTACAGTACAGCCCTAGGTGCACCACCCGATGCTTATTATACTGCCGTAAATATTGATAGGAAAAATCAAGAAATAACAGTATATAGCCCATATGCTGGTCAAGACGAAGATAGATATGTTGGATGGTTTGATAGCTCTGGAAAGTATTATCCAGATGTTAAAAACTTTGATGAGGACGGAAATAGAATTTAATTATGATTAAATTAATAGATATATTAAATGAAATGCGGGTTAATGAACCTGGCGTATTGTATATAAAAGCTACTAGTGAATCTTATACAGATGTTGACGCAGATATAATAGTAGAATTTATATATTCTGATTCTGAAATGGGTGGAAGATTTAGTGAATATAATGACACATTACAAAATGTAGTTAATGAATTAAAAAAAGATATTAATTATTTAGCTGGTGGGTATTATGGTTTTAAAGATCTATATAGATTTATGAAAGGACCAATAAGTGACATATTTGAAGATACTTTAACTAAAAATGATGCATTAACATTAGTTGACTATTATAATAACAATGATAATCAAGGCATATTAAAATATATTTTAGACGCTAATAATAGTACTGATTATTGGCAATCACAAGAAGAATTACCATACATAGAAGGTGATCATATAATAGTAGAACCAGATAAAGAAGAATTGATGTCTTTAAAAGAAATAAAAGATGATATAGAAGATGTATTACTCCCATTTGTGACTTTATATAATCAATTAGGTACAAATAAATTTACTATAGCTTATGGATATTATGTTGGAGAAGAATATTTAGTAGAAAGACACAATGATGGTATAAGTTATAAGGAACCACTATGGGATGAAGATTATTCAAGAACTCTTAGTGAGTTTAATAATAAAGGGTTCTTAACTGTAAGCTATAAAGACTATAAAGAAAATCCGGAAGTATTTTAAATGATTAAAGATGTTTTAACTAAATTCCAACAAACACATCCAGATATATACATTGGTGGAAGTGTTTCTTTAATATTACAAGGAATTATCCCATATCGTGAACCTAAAGATATAGACATTATATCAACAAAACGTATTCACATATATGAATTATTTGGTGTTGATAAATTGCAACACCGTTTAATAAAAAAATATAGATACGAAAATCTTTTATTTGATTTGTTTATAAATCCGCAAGCTAAATATATTGAATATATTTATAACGGACATGTACTAAAATTATCTCCCGCTGATGAAATCTATCAATGGAAACTAAGAGAGAAAAATATTAGTAAAGAAAAACATATAGAAGATTTAAAGTATTATGATAGAATTTAAACTGACTGATAAATTTTTAAATGAGATGAGGGTTAATAAACCCAAATCTCTTACTTATGGTATTTCTCCTGAAATAATATCTAAAATTAAAGATTATGTAGTTTTACGCGTAATAGATACATTTGAATCTGATGGTATTGATTTAGATTATTTAATTGAACAATATGATGTACTCAAATCTTTTATAATAGATCAAATGATCTTTAATAATCATGAGATATTTAAAGATGGTGAAGAAATACTTTTATCATATAATAATGAAGATCTGATAGATGAAGAAAATATTAAAGAATATCTTGAAATTAATCCTAACTTAAAAAACTATCTATACAAATTAATAACTAAATTCTATGAAGAAAATGTAGATATAGATTGTTTATTTAGAAGTGCTCTTGCCCAAGTTAAAAAAGATATTATAGATTATGATGATGAAATATATACAACAAAAAGTGTAAAATATTCTGTAGATGAAGTTATAAATAATAATGATTGCTACTCATTTTATCTTGCTGATGTTATTGATGATAATGATTTTGAATCATATTTGATAGGAGAATTTAAAAAAACAGATGTTATTAAGGAAATGCGAGTTAATGAACCGTTCAAATATGAAAAGGCATACGGAGAAATTCACTCATATGATGACTATAAACAAATCCCAAAATTAACATATCGTGAACCAGAAAATTATTTAATAGATTTATCTAAAGAAAAAATAATAGCTGCATTTACTGGATGGAATGTAGCACGTTGGTCTAAAAAAGCAGAGCAAGAAGATAATAACTTAAAAGTAGTATCGACAAGTGCTATAACTAACCCTCCCCCATATATGGATACTCCTCATATAGATAGAAACAATCCTGATTCTTGGGAACCTAGGTCGGTAGCTATGTCATTAATTAGAAAATACGCTCCATTAGTTGAAATGCGAGTTAATGAGCCTAAAAAATTCTACCCAGGAGAAAAAGTATCATTAGGTAATGAAACATTAACCTTATCTAAAGATTATAACAGATATTACACTGAAAAAGATGGTATTCCTTGGTATTTAATAGATGATGATAAAACTGGTCAAAGATTTTGGGCACGAGAAAATTTAATAAAAAAACTAAAACCGATAAAAAAAGAAAATATGCATAAACAAACTTTTGCTGAAATATTTCTTGAATCATTTAATAAAGAAATTAAAAAAACATTTTCTAAAATAGATAAAACTAAACCATTAAATGAAAATGAAGAGGCATGGCATGGTTCACCAAATTATTTTAGACAATTTCACAGTGAAGGAATGGGTGGGGGAACAGGAATACAAGTAATTGGATGGGGTTTATATTTCGGAAAAAATCCAGAAATGGTTAAAGGATATGCTTTATCTATAAATACACCCCATAGGTTTAAAACATTATTTCAAGGTAAAACTGCTGAAGAATTAGGTTTAGAATATGAAAATGAAGTATTTTTTGGATTACCGCAAGGACTAAAAACAGCTAAAGAATATATAGAATATGCAGAAGACATGATTTCTATTCTTGAAGAAGAACCTGATTTTGAAAGTAAAGAAGAAGTATTAGATAACTACCGTAAATTTATAGAAATTATTAAAGATCTAGAAGTAGAACAGGAATCAATGCATTATATATATAAAGTTACATTATTTCCTAATAAAACTCCTGATTATTTAAATTGGGATGGTCCTATTCCTCAATATCAAGTTGATAAAATTAATAAACAAGCCCAAAAAGATAATGTGGATGTTAATATAAATACATCTATGATAGGTAGTAAAGTTTATCATACTATAGAAAATTTTTATGGAAAAAAATCTAAAAATCCTCCTAAAGATACCTCTTTATTCTTATTAAGAGCTGGAATAGATGGAAATACACATTATGGTGGTAATGTTAGAATAGTATTTGATGATAGAGAAATACAAATAGATAAAGTATATAAAACAAAAGAATTTAAAGATTTAAGAGAATCAAAAAGAACTCAATTAAATGAGTACTCTGAAAAGATTATTAATCAAATGACAGAAAAATTTCAAAAAGAAATGAAAAATACTCTGTCAAAAGATGATATTAAAGAAAAGTTAAATAGATTTGATCAAATTAAACAAAATCTCCCTAAAAAAATACAAGCAGGACTTAAAGGAGAAGCTGGAGGAATAATAGTACCTAAGAAATTTACTGAACCTGATCCTAAAACTAATAAAATTTTAAACCCACAAGATATTTTAAATTATACTTGGAAAGATTTAGAAACTGTTTTAGACGCTTATGGTGGAAAAGCTGAAAAATCATCAAAAGATTTTAGTACAATTCAAGATGCTGAACTTATTGATATAAAAGGAGTACCAGTAGTATATAACAATAATGGGCTTAAAATTTATGAAGGAAGTGATTACGGTGGTTGTATTAAATTAAATTATGCTTTTAAATATAAAGGAGAAGATAATAAAATTTATTCTTACGGATTTTGTATAGGTAGAAAAGAAGAAGCATCAAATCAATATTACACATATCGTTTTGGTCGAGGTGGAGCATTTAGAAGTTTTTATTTTGTAGCAGATTCTACTCAAAATGCGGATATAAAAGGTAATCCATCAAATAGAGAAAATTTTATAAATTGGTATCACTTTTTTGTAATACATGCTTTCCAAAATGGTAAATTTGGAGTGACAGATACTGTAAATCAATGGGGTTCAAATCATGAAGCTACTGGAAATGATAAAGGAATGTCTTGGGATGAAGTGGGACAATTTATGATAAAAAATGGAGGTGAAAGTGGAAAACAAGCTTGGGAAAAAATAAAAAATCTTAAAGATGTATTTAAATATGTCCCTCCATCTGAAGAAGAAACTGATCAAGCTTTAGTAAGAGATAAAATTTTAGATTTCAATATGTTTAAAGATTTAAACAGAAATCAAAAAAGAATATATATCGCTAATAGAGCAGATCAACCAAATGCATTTAATAGTGCTATGTTTAAAATCCTAGATCCAGAATTAAAAAATTTAGCTTTACGAACTGGTACTGGATATAAACCTACATATAACGATTTGAAAGATAGTAAAGCTTTATCACGAAGTTATGCTAAATTTAGATTTACTAGAGCTTTAGATGACTATAAACAAGGTAAAACATCAACTACCATTGTACCTTTACCTTTTATTGAATATTTAAGTGATGAAGAAAAACAACAATATTTAGATATTTTTGAAAAAGATAGTTTATCTTTTGAATATATTAAAAAATATTTTGGTGAAGACGCTGCTAAAACATACGTTAATAAAATGGCTAAAGAACTTGATTTCCTCCCACCAGAAGCTATTGATTATATTAGTGACCCAAAACTTAAACAATTATATGAATTATATATTAAATTATTTGAACCATGGATTTATGAAGAAGGAACTAATATAAGTAGTGAAGATTTAGAAAATAGAAACGCAATGCCTACACAAGAAGTAAACCCAGTCCCTATAGATGAAGAACAATGGCGTAAATTATCAACTTCTGAACGAAAAACAATAATTAATTTAGTTGAAAAATTCAATCAAAATACAAAATATAGTACTTTATTATTCGCTGTACCGTTTATTATTAATGATAAAGGTAAAAAGTATGTTTTACTTCCTAAATCTAATAAGGATAATATGTACTATGAATCTTGGGTTATAATGGATGCAGAAGGTAACGTCATAAAAGATAACATATCTGGTGATTCTATGTTAGGAAACAATGTATATCTTTCATCAGGTATGCCTGAAAAACAAGAAGATTATAACAGAATATATAACATGAACGATTTAACAGAATCATAAAAATATGAAACAATTCAACATAACTAATTACCTAATACAACAACAATTAAAAGAAGAATATGGTGGTCCTGGCCCTATGGAACTACCAGATAGTCATAAAGCTGGAATGAAAGTACCTAAAGGAGGTTCATGCTGTGCTAATTGTAAATGGTGGAATAAAGAAGATCAAGTATGTAATAACACATATTATGCTGAATGGGCTGGCACTAACAAGATACCATATGCCGCTGATGAATACTGTACAAACTGGTATGAACCTGTTGAAGCTTTAAGTGAAATGCGAGTTAATAAACCTATATCTCTTTCTAAAGAACAGATTTTGGATTATTTTATAGATAAAAAACCATATTTGTTAGCTTATATAACAAGTAATTCATCACTACAAGAACTTTATAAAAGTTTTGGTTATGATTCATTAGATGATTTTTTAATAAATGAATGGAGTTTTTACAATGATGAAGATCAATTAAGTGAAGACGGAAAAGAAGCTAAAAAATATATATTATCATATTATACTCGTTTTAAACCAAATGAAATACTTTTTGAAATTTTTGGAGATAAAAGCGGTACTACTATAACTACTAACGTTTGCTATAAAAAAATTGAAATATCTTACATAGGAGAAGGCGATTACACTTTATACTGTCATAACTATTAAATATCAACGATCATGATAAAATTAATAAATGTATTAAATGAGATGCGGATTAATTTTCCTGATGATAAAATATATTATCTTAATCCTGAATTTGAAAAATGGTTAGATCAAGACTGGGATGATATTAGGTATGATTTTGATGAAGATACATCTGATGCTATCTATCTGTTTAAAGTGGCGTCACGTGATAATAAAACATTAAGAAAACGTGAAGCATATAAATTTATCAAAGAAAAAGATTATTGGGAAGGAAATGTTGATTCATTTATAGAATTTCTATTGAATTATGGAGTAATACTAGATAAACAACCTGTAAATGAAATGCGGGTTAATAAACCTATACCTAAATTCAAAAATAATGATCAACTAGCTAATTATATGGTGTTAAATCCATCATTTAAAAAAATCTTAGTAGACGCACTTTGGAATACACCTGAATGGAAAAGAGATGATGAACCATCTTGGAGTAATGTATTAAACGGATGGTATAGAGCTGATATAGAACAATATGGTTTTTGGAACAGTGGTGATGATATAATGCTAGATGATGGTGATGATAATAGAGCATACATATCATTAGATCCCGAATTGCTTTACGGTGATCCTACAAACCCACGCTTATATAAAATAAAATTAGGTCCTAACGATATTTACTGGCAATACTACTAACATGATGGCACCATATAAAAATATAGAAGTTACAGATAAATACATAATTCGTGAATTTAATGAAAATATAGATCCTATTGAATTGAAGTGGCATAGGGATGATGAATTTCGAATAGTAGAAATATTAGGAAAAACAGATTGGCAAATACAATTAGATAATCAATTACCTACATCTATGAATAAACCCATATCTATTCCTAAACATATGTGGCATAGAGTAATCAAAGGAACAGGTAATTTACTTTTAAAAATTTATAAACTTTAAAAAAATTTGGTTTTTAAAGATTTCTTGCTTATATTTAGTAAAAATAAAAAAAATATGGCAAAGAAATCAAAAGATTTGGTTTATGTTAATCCAAACGAATTAAAAACATTTCTCAAACACATTATTGAGAATAATCGCTTTTTACAAGAACAAAGCAAACCACCAGTAAGTATTGAAGTAATTGGTGAATCAGGTATTGGTAAAACTTCTCAAATTATTCAATTAGCTAAAGAAGAAAATTTACATTTTGTTAAATTAAATTTAGCTCAAATTGAAGAAATTGGTGACTTAGTTGGTTTTCCTATTCGCCAATTTGAAGTAGAAACAGCTGATGAAAAAATTTGGGTTGATGAACATGCATTTGATGAGTACCATAAATTAGGTTACAAATCAACCGGTAATAATAGAATGAGTTATTGCCCACCAGAATGGATCGCTAATAAAGAAAAAGGTGGAATTTTATTATTAGATGACTGGAATCGTGCTGATGTAAGGTTTATTCAAGCTATAATGGAATTAATTGATCGTCAACAATATATTAGTTGGACATTACCTAAAGATTGGCATATCATATTAACCGCTAATCCTGATAATGGAGATTATTTAGTAAATAGTATTGACAACGCTCAAAAAACACGTTTTATTTCAGTACAATTAAAATTCGATATTGATTGTTGGGCTAAATGGGCTGAAGAAAGTCATATTGATGGTCGATGTATTAATTTCTTACTTATGCATCCTGAATTAGTCACAAAAGAAGTTAATAGTAGAAGTGTATCGATGTTTTTTAATAGTATTTCTTCTATTAAAACATTTGAAGAACAATTACCATTAATTCAAATGATTGGAGAAGGTAGTGTAGGTCAAGAATTTAGTAGTTTATTTACAATGTTTATTAATAATAAACTAGATAAAATGATTTCTCCACAAAATATTTTTGAACAAGATGAAAAATACGTTACTAATACTTTAAAATCTTTAGTAGGTAAAGATACTAAATATAGAGCAGACATTGCTTCAACTCTATCTACACGTATTGTTAATTATTTAGATTTATATTCAAAAACTAATTCTGTAGAGAAAAATATTATTGATAGAATTTCTAAAATTGTAAATGAGCAAATATTCACTTCTGATATTTGTTATAATATGGTTAAATCAATCTATAATAATAATCCTAACAAATTTAAAGTAATGATGTTAGATAAAAATTTAGTAACATACATTGTTAAATAATAAAAAATTAAATTTATGATATATAAGAATACTACGTCAGTATACGTTAATTCTGTTAATGTATACCCTAATTACGGAACAGTAAATTATACAGGAATAGCTGTAATTTTAAATGAACAAGAAAAACTTGATTATATTAGTCAAATTGAAAAATTATTAACTCAACCTAAAAATTTAAATTTTGGTAAAACAATATATACTGGAACTTTAAGTAATATTCCACGTTTTAAACTTAAAGAATACATAACTGAAAATAAATTAAAACGTACATCTCGTCAAGAATATTGTGATTCAATTATTATTGATAAAACTCTTCTTACTAATACTCTTAAATTTTTAAAGAATATGGATAAGAAAGATATTATTAGAAATCATGATCATGAAAATTTTAATTTACTTCGTAGGTTATTTGAAAAATATTATTCTCGAACTGATTGGGGACTTTCATATCCTGAAAGAACATTTTCAATTATAAATACACGTGATGGAGCAAGTGAAATATTAAACACATCATCTAGCTCAGATATAATAGAATATGTAAAAAATGCTGATATAGAACATTTATATCATGAGTCATTATATCGAGAAAAAAATATAGAAAATGTTATATTATTATTAGATTTTCTTAAGTCTAATCCTAATATTAACATAATTTTTGATGAATTCTTGTTAGAAGAATTAAATGAGGATGGTCTAGATATAGACGATGAATATCTAAATACATTAGAAGGTATGCTTAGTAGTGGTCAAAATGATAATGTTAAATTAGCTATAGAAATGATGTCTAATATTAAATTAGATGAAACAAATGCTCTAACTATAGCTTTATTACTAAATAAGTATCAAAATATCTTTGATCATGGTTCTGGTATTACTCCATCTTCTATGAACAGTTTTAAAGTAATTGACCGCTATTATAAAAGTAGAGGCATTATTTGGAAAAGTGAATGGAGACATTTTGCTAAAGGCCTATACAAAAATTACAGAGACCACTCAGAAAATAAACAAATTATTGAAACATTTATATTAAAAAATCTTAATGAACTTTTAAAAAGTAATAAATTTCAAATTAAATCCTTTGATTTGGCTTTCTTAGATTAATTTAGTATATTTAAACAAAAAAAATGGAAAAAATCTACCAAGAGATTACTAAATGTTCTAAAACGCTTATGTTAAAAGAACCGTTTTATGGCTTATTTCTTATATCTCTTAATAAAGAACTTAACACAAGCATATCAACAGCGTGTGTTACTCCTGAAAATATTAATGTTAAATTAGTAGTTAATCCTGAATATTGGACACTATTAGATGAAAAAACAAAAATGGGTGTATTAAAACACGAATTATTACATATTGCTTTTTTTCATTTAAATAATTTTGACAGATTCCCAGATAAACAGTTATATAATATAGCAGCTGATCTAGAAATTAATCAATATATTAATGAAGATATGAAAGGAGATAAATGGGAAGGATTAGAAATTAATCAATCACCATTTAAAGAATTAAATTTATTAGAAAAGCAAGGAACTAAATACTATTATGATACTCTTCAAAAAGAAATGGATGAAAATCCTGATGGAGATTTAGCTAAAATGATGGAAGGGATGGGTAATGGTGAGGGTATGGGTGATTTACATGAATTATGGAAGGCAATGGAAGGATTAGGTGAAGCTGAACGTAATTTAATAGCTAAACAAATAGATTATCAATTAAAAGAAGTAGCTAATGAACTAAAAAATCGTGGCAGAGGATTAATACCAACAGAAATGCAAGACTATATTGATAGTTTATTTGAAGTAATTGAACCAGTTATTGATTGGACATCTTATTTACGACGTTTTAATAGTATGTCTAGTATAGTATACACTAAAAAAACAAGACGTAAACCAAATCGTAGATTTGGAAGCGGCCCCGCATTAAAAATTAAACAAAAGAAAAAAACATTAGTAGCTATAGATACATCTGGTAGTGTTAGTCAAAAAGATTTAATTGAATTTTTTAATGAAATTTATCACATATATAAAACAGGTACTTATGTTGATATAGTAGAATGTGATGCTATTATACAACGTGTCTACAACTATAAAGGTGAAAGGGAAAATATTGAAGTAAAAGGTAGAGGCGGTACTGATTTTGAACCAGTTATGCAATACTTAATGGAAAATAAAGATAAATATGCTAACCTAATTTATCTAACTGATGGATGTGCTCCTGCTCCTAAAACAAATCCTATTAAACCTATATTATGGGTACACTGCTCAGGATATGATATTAACCAAGATTTACCAGGCGCTAAAATTAGAATTAACAGATAATGGAATACAAAATAAACAAACTTCCGCAAAAATATGAGGATATTATTATACCTATGCTTAATATTAACGATAAATTTATATTAGCTGGTAGTTTATCTTTATACATTATGGATATAATAGAATATAATTTTACAGAACGTGTTCCTGATATAGACATAGGTTTAAAAGAGACACTAATTGAAGAAGATTTAAGGATATTACATGATTTTTTTCAACTAAATGTAAAAATTACCGATAGTGAAGATTATGATATGGTAACAGAAAAGGATAATCCTGATTTAGCATACGCTAAAGTTAAATCTATACCACATTTTACTAATAAAGAACTTATACAGTTAGAAAAACATAAGGATGATAAATTAGAATACAGTATTGATTTGTTTAATAGTCAATACTTAAAACCAAAAGATGTGGTTCATGTTAATTACGATGGTTATACAATGAAACTTACTCACCCTTCAGTAATATTATCTCATAAGTCTAAATATGCATATGATGTTAGGGTAGGTAAACAATATAAACATTTTGCTGATTTACAAAAAATAAATTGGGATAAGTATTTTACTATAACTAAAGGTATAAAAACAGTTTACGATAAAGAATATATTAAAATAACACATAGTTCTCTTGGTTTACCAGTATCATCAGAGGCAATAGCACTTTTTCCATAATATTTATAATAAAATATGGCTAAAATAGTATTACTGAGTTGTACCAAATCTAAATTAGATAAACCAGCCCAAGCACAGGATCTATACTCAGCATCACCTATGTTTAAAAAAACATTGGAATACGGTAAAGCACTCCACCCAGATAAGATGTACATCTTATCTGCTAAACACTATTTAGTACCTCTTACTAAAGTATTAAAACCATACGATAAAACTCTCAAAGAAATGCCTAAAAAAGAAAAAGAAAAATGGGGTGAAACTGTTTATAATCAAATGAAACAACAAGGAATCAATCCAGAAAAAGACACATTCGTCATGCTAACTGGTTCTGAGTATATGAAACCGCTTATGAAATATATTCCCGAAGAACATATGGAAGCACCTATGGAAGGTAAACGTTTTGGTCAACGTCTTAAATGGTTAAATTCCCAAGTGCAAAAAATTAAAGAAGTATTAAAACGTGTTAAAAGTATTATATATGAAACTATCAAAACAACAGTTAAACGAGTATATTAGGCTTTATCTCAATGATCTTGATGATTATGGTGGTAACCAAAAAGAATATTTACTCGCTGAACAAACATTATCCATGTTTGGTAATTTACTAACTGAATCTAAACGAGATATCAGTTCAATGCTCAATGAAACTATGAATAAAGCCGATGGAAACACTAAAAATATATATGAGGATTTCTTAATGTATGTGCAAGAATTAGAAAACTAACATATTTATACCAAAAAACAAGCATGAAAAAACAAATATTAAGCGAGGAATTTAAACGCATGCAAAAATTAGCTGGCATTAATGAAATGCAAGTTAAGTCACCTGATAAAGCTACACAAATAAAAGCACTAATTCAAAAAGAATACCCAGAAGTAATAGATGATGGTACGGTAGAAACAGGAACAGATGAATGGTTATCTTTGCTACAACTTGCCCTTAAAGCGTATGGTATAAATCTTGAAAATTCATATGATTTTCTTTTTTATGAAAAAGGACCATATGCTAAACAAATTGATCGTTTAAATTATTCTTATGTTCGTGATTTAGAAACAGCTCTTGAAAACTTAGGAGTAGAGATAATATAAAGATTAATTGTATTTTTCTCTTCTTTTACATATTTATATTAAACAATCAAAAATTAAACAATGAAAAGATTTGAATTAAGACAACTCATTAAAGAAGAAATTCGTAAAGTAATTAATGAAAATCAAGAATTATCGTCTTCAGACCTTGAAAAAATATTAAAGACCCATGGAGTCACAGACATGGAATCACTTAAAGATGAAATAACATACTCAGATTTAGTTGATACTGTGGCTGAAAAAATAGAAGGTAGTGCTATGGGAAAAGCTTCAAAAGATAGTTACTCAAAAGCTCACCGAATGTTACTACAGTATGGTAAAAAAAAGTTTGGTAAGTAATGAAAAATTAATTGTATTTTTCTCTTCTTTTACATATTTATATTAAACAATCAAAAATTAAACAATGAAAAAATTTGAACTTAGAAAATTAATTCGCGAAGAGATTAATAAAGCTATCAGCGCGTCTAAAAACAATCAAAAATTCAACGCTATAGACTCACTTTCCCCAGATTGGCAAGATTATGAAGGATATGAATCTGTGTTAGAAGATTTATTTGAAGCATATGGGATTAATTCTCCTGAAGAATTTATGTTAGAACTTGATGATTTTAGTTTAGTAAATGATCTAGCATTTGATATTGCTAAACGAGCTGGTTTTAAAGGTAATTTTGATAATCTTGTAATGAGTAATGAAACTTTTAATTTGTATTGCAATGCTTTAGCAGCTCAATTTTACCTCCAGTATGGTCAAGATATGGGTCTTTTAGATGATGCGAATTTTTATAATAAAAAAATTAGATACTATGATAGCATGTTAAAAAAATATGGTAAGCAATTAGGTTTTTAAAATAAAAATAATACAACATACAGACCGATTCATAGCCGGTTGCTTTAATAAATAAAATATGACAGTTGTGGCGTCACCTAAAAAAAGGAGACGCCACTTTTTATTTGGCTTTTTAAATAAAATTTAGTATATTTAATAATATGAAAAAGAAAAAAATTGTAATTGTAGGAAGCGGAGTGGCCGGTATAAACGCGGCGACTAAATTAGTAGATAACGGCTACCCAGGTGAGTTGATTACTATTATTGATAAGGGAAGGGACCCATATGAAAGACAACCTGAAGAAGTAATGTGTGGTTTTGCCGGTGCGGGCGCATGGAGTGATGGTAAACTCACATACCATACAGCAATAGGAGGTCAGTTATCTAAATATTGTGGTGAGGATAAAGCAATGGAATTAATGGATCAAGTTATTAATAACTTTAGACGCTTCCATCCTAAACCAGAAGAAATATTTTGTTCTGATCCTGTAACTGAACCAGACTTTATTAAACCATACTTTGGATTACGTTTATTTCCTGTATGGCACATTGGATCCAATTTCTTGCACGAGATCGCTAAAAATTGGTATCAGTATTTAGTTGATAAAGGTGTACAATTTGAATGGAATACAGAAGTTAAAAATATTTTATTTTATCAAAATACAATTCATACTGATAATAAAAATTTTACGTATGATAAACTTATTTTTGCAGTAGGCAAATCAGGTATTGATTTTGCCCAATCATTATCAGACAGATATAAATTACCAACTGAACCAAAATCAGTACAAATTGGAGTACGTTACGAGGCACCACAAAAATATTTTCAGAAACTAATTGATGTATCATATGATTTCAAATTATATCAGAAATTTGATAACGTGTCTTTACGTTCATTCTGTACTAACAATAATGCCGCTTATGTTGCTGTAGAAGAAACATATGGTGATATTACATACAATGGTCATGCTAAGAAAGGTGAGGAATTTAGAAATGATATGACTAATTTTGGCATATTGATGGAAATTAAAGGTATTGAAGATCCGTTTAAATGGAGTAGAGATGTAGTAAGTAAATTACAAATTAGTGGTACTGGTTTATATTACAGTCCAAAAAGAAATCCATCTAAAACGTCAGAACATGAATTAATCAACACAACAAAAATATATGATTTAACATCGGTAAGAGAAGTAATGGGTAAATATTTTACTTATATTGAAAATTTCATCAATGATATGAATAAAGTATTCGAATTTGGTGATGATTGGGGCGTATATATACCCGAGTGCAAATATTTAAGTCCCGAACCTCTTGTAAATTATGAGGATTTAAGTCTTACTAAATATCAAAATGTACATTTTGTTGGAGACGCATTAAGCGCTCGTGGAATTACTGTATCAGGAGCACACGGAATATATGTTGCTGAATATTTATTACAAAACTAATTATGTATCAAGATCCTAACGAAGAATACCCAGATTTTATAGAAAATTTTTAAATTAAAAAATTTGGTTTTTTAAAAATTCTTTAGTATATTTAATAAAAAATAAAAAGAATATGCAGACAAAACATTTAAAACAAGCAGACGGTACTATTGTATATTACACTATCATTGAAGGTAAGGCTGTAACTCATAACTATGATGGTCCTGCCTTAATACCACAAGGTGATAAACGTAAAGCAGAGTATTATGTTTGGGGTATTAAAAAAACTAAAGAACAGTGGGAAAATATTAAAAAAGATGGTGAAGGAGTACCATTTCATAAAACAGCAGCAGGTAAACAATCAGGAACAAGAGCATAAAATAAAATAATATGAAAATAGGTTTTTGTGGAACAGTATCGTGTGGTAAAACTACTTTAGTTAAAGCATTAATGGAATTACCTGAATTTGAAGATTATGAATTTGCTACTGAACGTAGTAAATATTTACGAGATCAAGGCATAACATTAAATACAGATTCAACATTAAAAGGACAAATAGTATTTGCTGCTGAACGTTCTGTTGAATTAATGAAAGAAAATATTATTACAGATAGAACTATATATGATGTATGCGCATTTACGTTAAGTGCTAATTCAATTGAATGGAATGTTAAAGAGAAATTTGTTAATTTGATGATGCATCTACGTAATGATTATGATGTTATATTTTATGTTTCACCTGAAGGTGTAAATATTGAAGATAATGGTATACGTACTATAGACAGTAATTATCGTGATAAAATTGATTTTACTATTAAAGAAATGTTGAAAGAATATCCACCTAAACGTTTAGTAGAAATTAAAGGTACTACTAAAGAACGTATTCAAACAATTAAAGAAGTATTATTTTCATAATATTTATATTAAATTAACATTCATGAGTGAATTTTATCGCATGCAAAAATTGGCTGGTATCCCTATAACAGAAATGCGAGTTAATGAACCAAATAAATATCGTTGGACTAATTATAATCTTTATAAAGATATCTTAGATGAATATTGGGATGATTATATAATACCCGACGATCCTGAGGATTTTTGGAGTGAATTTTATGATGGTGAAATGGCAAATGTTTTAGCATTTGATATCGCTAAACAAATTGGTTATAAAGGTACATTAGGTGATCTTATTGATGATGAAAGAGATTTTAACTGGTATGCTAATCGTTTAGGTCATGAACTCATGTTAAAGCACGCAGTTAATAATAAAAATATTATAAATATAAATGATCCCAAGTATATAAAAGCACTTAAAGAAGTAAAGGACGATCAAAAACTTTATCAGTATGCTGTTGAAGATTTTTTAAAAAAGATCAAAGATCAAAAATCTGATATTAATGAAATGCGAGTTAATGAACCTTCTTCTCTTATTTTTAAAAAAGAAAATGAAGATGAAATAATATACATTGATAAGAAAAATAACGTTGAATATTATGGTAATATATTGGATGAAGATAAAGAATTAATGTTCACTATTCCTATATATAATGAACCTGAAATAATGGCTGGATATAGTGATGAAAATATTATGGATGCTATTGAATCTGAGAATCCTGATTTTAACATAAATGGATTAAGATCTTTTATATCTAAACTTAAACAATATGAAATTCCAATATTAGAGTTTTATACAGACAGTGAAGGTGGAGGAACATTTGTTTGGGTTATGATTATATTAAATTTAAATGATATTAAAAAATATATAATTAATTATTCTAATCGATCTGTAAATGAAATGCGAGTTAATGATCCTGGTATTGCTTCTTTATTAAAATTAGATGTAAGTTATGAAAATGAAGGTAAATTAATAAACTATCTAGCCAAATTCATAGACTACCCAGATTTATATAATTCGGATTATGAAATATGGGAATGGGCTTTATTTCATTCTTATGATGAAATAGATCCTAATGACATATATTATGATGATTTTAAAAAATATTCTAAAGAAGAGTGGAATAAAATCCATGATGATTTGGAAAACAATTGGGGATTTAATTATTTTGTAAGAAATTTTACAATTGAAGATGGGGAACAATATAGCCACAACAATGATATAGATCAAGACGTATCTTATTTTCGAGATAGATATGATGTTAATTCAAATGTAGCAAGAGTTATGAAAAAATTAGTAGATGATTATTTAGATTAAAAATACAATATTTATTATAAAAATACAAACATGAAAAAATCTCAACTTAAACAACTTATCAAAGAAATGATAATTTCAGAATTAACTATGGTTGGCTCTAAAACAGACCCATCAGAAGCACCAAGTATAGCTAGAACTGAACGAACTGGTTTAGACACCGTTAAAGACGCTATATCTCAAGCTAGAAAAACACAAACATCAATTGGTGTAGCTGAAATTTCACTTAATGAAATGGCATCTTTTTATAAAGTAAAAGATAAAGAAGGCTTTAAAAAAGCATTAGATAAGTATAAAGAAAATAGAGGTGAAAAATATGGTAAAAATGCCTTAGATCAATTATTATCCGCTTTAGAAAAAGAAAATGAAGTAGATATTAAAGTATTAGCTAAACAAACAAATAAAGATACAGCTACATGGAATAACCCAGCTACTCGAGCTGCTCTTGAAAAAGAAGATGGAGATTTTGCAGCATATCTTGAAGCTGGTAGAGAAAAATTACCTAAAGAACCTAAAACATCAACACCTAAAGAACCTAAAGAACCTAAAGCATCAACTCCTAAAACATCAACATCTAAAGAAAAAAGTAATGAAAAGGAAAAAGATGAACGAGCTCAAACAGCAGCAAAAACAAATAAAAGTTCAGTTAGACTTCAAAAGTTAGAAGATGAATTAACTGCTATAGAAAAAGAAATGAAAGAAATAGTAGGAAAATATAAACAAGCTGAAGGAGAAGAAAAAGAAAAATTAAAAGACGCACTTAAAGAAAAAACTAAAGCTAAAAAAGAATTAGAAAAAGCACAAGATAGATTAATAAGTTTATTAAAATAATATCTTTAACCATTTCAGTTAAACCCGGCTTTATGCCGGGTTTTTATATCCTTATATAATATTTATACACATGAGTACAGATATTAAACAGATTATAAGAGAGGAATATATAAAATGTGCAGCTGATCCTGCCCACTTTATGCAAAAATATTGTCATATACAGCATCCACAGAGGGGTCGTGTAATATTTAATTTATATCCGTTTCAAGGTAAAGTATTGACATTATGGAAAGATAATCCATATTCTATAGTACTTAAATCTAGACAGTTAGGTATATCTACATTAGCAGCAGGATATTCTTTATGGTTAATGTTATTCCATAAAGATAAAAATGTTTTGTGTTTATCCAAAACACAAGAAACAGCTCGCAATATGGTAACTAAGGTGAAATTTATGTATGATAATTTACCATCTTGGTTAAAAGTACCTACAGAAGAAAATAATAAGTTATCAATAAGATTATCAAATGGTTCTCAAATTAAAGCAAAATCATCAAATAGTGACGCTGCACGTTCAGAAGCAGTATCATTACTTATAGTAGATGAGGCTGCGTTTATTGAAAATATTGAAGATACATGGGCATCCGCTCAACAAACCTTAGCTACCGGAGGTGGAGCTATTGTGTTATCTACCCCATATGGTACAGGTAATTGGTTTCATCAAACTTGGACTAAAGCAGAAAACGCTGAAAATGACTTTTTACCAATTAAATTACCATGGTATGTACATCCAGAACGAGATGAAAGTTGGAGAAAAAGACAAGATGAATTATTAGGTGATCCAAGATTAGCTGCTCAAGAATGTGATTGTGATTTTGCAACATCTGGTGATATTGTTTTTTATAATGAATGGTTAGAATTTATATCTAATACTACTATACAAGACCCATCAGAACGTAGAGGCGCAGATCAAAATTATTGGGTGTGGGAACAACCCGATTATCAAAGAGATTATATGGTATTAGCAGATGTTGCTAGAGGTGATGGCCGAGATTTCTCAGCGTTTCATGTTATAGATATAGCAACTAATACTCAAGTAGCTGAATATAAGGGTCAATTACCTCCTAAAGAATTTGGATATTTTCTAGTAGGAGCCGCTACAGAATATAATCAAGCTTTACTTGTAGTTGAAAACTCTAATATTGGTTGGTCTACATTAGATGCTATTTTAGAGCGAGGTTATAAAAACTTATATTTTTCTCCTAAATCAGATACATTAACTGTAGACTCATATTTTAACAAATATGAAAATAGTGATAATGTTACAGCTGGATTTACAATGTCTTTACGAACAAGACCTTTAGTAGTAAATAAATTTAGAGAATATGTTGGTGATAGATCTGTAACCATACGTTCTAAACGTTTATTAGATGAAATGAAAGTATTCATATGGAGAAACGGTAGAGCAGAAGCACAATCTGGATATAATGATGATTTAGTAATGTCATTTGGAATAGGAATGTATCTAAGAGATACGTCACTTAAATTTAGACAACAAAGCCAAGATTTAACTCGAGCAACATTAAGTGGCGTAGGAAAATCAGGTCCAACCCAAGGTGCTTATTTCGCTACTGGTCAGGATAATCCTTATTTTATGTCTGATGGAAGAGGAGGTAGAGAAAATTTTAGCTGGCTTTTAGATTAAACCTATTTGGTTTTTTTAATATTTATACATATATTATAAAGATATGGCTGATACAAGTATATTTAGAAGACTACAACGTTTATTTTCAACAGATGTAGTTATACGCAATGATGGTGGTAACCAAATTAAAGTAATGGATACCAATACTATCCAACAATCAGGAGAATTTGCTACTAATTCTCTTGTGGATAGATATAATAGAATATATTCACCTGGAGCAACATCATTATTTGGTGCTCAGTTTAATTTAAACTATAGATATTTAAGACCTCAAATTTATTCTGATTATGATATTATGGATACAGATGCTATTGTTGCATCTGCTTTAGATATTGTAGCTGAAGAATGTACCCTTAAAAATGATATGGGTGAAGTATTACAAATAAGAAGTAGTAATGAAGATATTCAAAAGACATTATATAACTTATTTTATGATATTTTAAATATTGAATTTAATTTATGGGCATGGATTCGTCAAATGTGTAAATATGGTGATTTTTTCCTTAAATTAGATATATCTGAAAAATTTGGAGTATATAATGTAATTCCTATTCCTGCTTATCATATTGAAAGAGAAGAGGGATGGGACAAAGATAATCCATTTTCAGTACGTTTTAAATACTCACCTGATGGATTTTATACAGGTGGATCAGGATATTATAGTGTAGCAGGTACGGATCCTAGCACTACTCCAGGTGTGTTTTTTGATAACTATGAAATGGCTCATTTTCGTCTTTTAACAGACAATAACTATTTACCTTATGGTAGAGCTTATATTGAACCCGCTCGTCGTTTATTTAAACAATACACATTAATGGAAGACGCGATGTTAATACATCGTATTGCTCGTTCTCCAGATAAACGTGTTTACTACTTAAATGTTGGTTCTATTCCACCTAATGAAGTAGAAAACTTCATGCAAAAAACTATTTCAAAGATGAAACGTACTCCGTTTATTGATCAAGAAACAGGTCAATATAACTTAAAGTACAACATGCAAAATTTACTTGAAGACTTCTTTATACCTGTACGTGGAAATGATCAAACAACTAAGATAGAAACATTACCTGGATTACAATATACTGCTATAGAAGACGTAACTTACCTAAGAGATAAGTTATTCGCAGCGTTAAAAGTACCTAAAGCGTTTATGGGGTATGAAAAAGATTTAACAGGTAAAGCCACATTAGCTGCTGAAGATATTCGTTTTGCTCGTACTATTGATAGGATTCAACGTATAACATTATCTGAGCTGTATAAAATAGCATTAGTACATTTATATACACAAGGATATACAACTGATCAATTAACTAATTTTGAATTATCTCTTACTACACCATCAATTATATATGATCAGGAACGTATTGCGTTATTAAAAGAAAAAGTAGATTTAGCTAGAAGTATCCAAGAATCTAAACTATTACCTACAGATTGGATTTATGATAATATATTCCATTTATCTCAAGACCAATACTCAGAATATAGAGATTTAGCTCTTGAAGATGCTAAACGTGAGTTTAGAATTAAACAAGTTACTGAAGAAGGAAATGATCCTAAAGTAACAGGTAAATCATATGGTACACCTCATGACTTGGCTGCATTATATGGCGCTGGAAGAATGGGAAGTAATCCTGAAAATGTACCTGATGGGTATGGAGAAGATATAAAATTAGGTCGTCCATCTGAAAAAGTATCTAACATAAACACTCAATATAATGCTTTTGGTAGAGACAGATTAGGTAAAACTGATATGAAAGTAGATGATCAAGAAACATACGGAAAAACTAATTATAAAGGTGGTTCACCATTAGCTCTTGAGACAGCTCAAACCGTATATCAAAAGAATAAAACGTTAATTGAGAGTTTAAGTAAAACACCTCTGTTCCCTAAAGAAACAGAAAACATTACGTTGTTGGATGAAAGACAATTGAAGGAGTAATTATTTTTACATATTTATAATAAAATCTATTGAATGCGAATATCACATTCTAAATACAAAAATACAGGTATTCTATTTGAATTACTTGTAAGACGAATAACAGCAGACAGTCTTTCAGGTAAAGAATCTAAAGCTACTCATATTCTTAAAAAATTCTTTGTTAAAACAGAATTAGGTAAAGAATATAAACTTTATGAAACTTTATTGAGTAAAAGACATTTAAGTGAGACAAAGGCAGATATTGTGATCAATACTATTATTGAATCTTCTAAGCAATTAAATAGAAAAACACTTAAAAGACAAAAATATAATTTAATTAAAGAAATATCTAAACATTACAATTTGGATGAATTCTTTAAAACTAAATTACCTAACTATAAAGCACAAGCAGCATTATATACATTGCTTGAAATATATAATAGTGAAAGTTTATCTAATCCTGATCAAATTATAACTAATAAAGTAGCATTGCTTGAAGCGTTAACTAATAAAACGATTGATGAAAAACAAGTTAAAGATAATTTACTAGAAGAATTCAGATCATACGATAAAGATCTCCGTATATTAACATACAGAGTATTATTAGAGAAATTTAATGGTAAATACGCAGATTTAAACGATAATCAAAAATTAGTATTAAAAGAATTTATAAATTCAATGGATTCAACTCCAACATTACGTCAGTTCTATAATACTAAAATTAGTGAAATTAAATTATCATTGTCTAATCTAAATAAAAAAGTAACAGATAAAGCTACTAACATTAAAATTAATGAAGTATCTAATTTACTAGTAGAATTAGGTAAAACAGATAAAATTGATAATGACGATTTAGTTAATTTATTACAATATTATGAATTGTTAGAAGAACTTACTTCAATACATGGATAAGAAAAAAATTATAAATAGCATATTTAAAAAACTTAAAGAAGTAAGTGCTACTGGTGGTGGTGCTGGTTTTAGTACTGGTAACGGTCCACAATATGCTACACCATTTGCTTTTAATCCAAATAAAAAAGCTAAAGGTGCTCAATCTATAAAATATGCTTATAAATTAGCCCCACATCAACCCCTAGATGAAACTAATCCTGGAGCATCTTTAGGTAAAGGTCCTAAAGCTGGTTCTACTGGTGTTACTAACAACATGTACGTTAAAAAATTTGGATATAAACCAGTTAACGCAAAAAAATTAGCTAAAAATGCTAAATGGGTAGATACTAAATATTTATGGGGAAATAATAAAAAATCATAAACAAAATATAATATAAAATGGCAAATATACCTGTAAATTTTGGTGGTGTAATATTAACTGGAACTCAATCCACAACTGGTTCTTTCGCTGGAATTCAAAGTTTAGGAACTGGTTCTGCGAATGGAAGTACTAATATAACTGGCTCAACAGTAACATTTAAGTATGGAGTTGCTTTGTCAGCTACTAACACAGTTATCGAATCTGGAGCAACTACAATTACATTACCCGCTGGAACAATGATACCGTTATTTATAACATCATGTAGTTTAGCAGTTGGTAGTGCCCCTGTAATTTTATACACATAATAAATAAAAATAAAATGACATTACAAGACCAATACAAACAAATACAAGAAGGTAAAGGTAATAAAAACCACTTTCTAAAACAAGCACGTTACTTGTTTCCTGAATATGTTAACCACTATAATTCATTTAAGGAAACAGTTAATATATTAAAAGATAAAAGTATTCTTACAGAAAGTAAAGCTGGATTAGGAATGGTATCTACTGGGGGTCGTAAAGATTGGTTTTCTGTATTTAATGAATCAGTTAGAGCTAAAGAAAATAAAGTATCTAAAGAAGTAACTGACATACAAGACCATTCATACGATTACAAAACCCCAGATAATATTGATAATTTATATGGTCAAACATTTTTAAATGGATTCTACACAGAAATGCAAGATCCAAAAAATAAAAATAAAACACCAGACGAAATTAAACAAATTGTAGCTAAAAATCTAGGTAAAGATAGAAACTATTACGCCATAGAAGCTCAATTTGGTATTAAAGGTATAGGATATACTAAAGATGCTCCTGGATTAGGTGAACCTAAAGCACCTAAAGGAAAATGGAAAGCTAGTGGATATGGTGATACAGATGCTGGAGTAGAAAAAATTAAATCCAATACTAAAGATACCCTTAGTGATAAGGAAGCTAAAACAACAATGCCTAAAAAAGTAAAAGAAATGCCAATAAAACCACAAAACTCAAAAGGAGTAAAGAAAATGCCATTACCTGGTAAACCAAAGACAATTAGATTGCAAGAAACTAAATTGCGTAGAGTTATTCAACAACTCATCAAAGAAGAACTTAACATGAAAGAAATTGATGAGGTAGGCAAAATAGCTGAATATCAAGCTAAAGCTAGAAAAATTGGTGAAGAAATAATGAAGCGCAAGAAAAAACTTAAAGCATTAACTACACTTGAAGAAATTGAAAAGGGAGCTACTAATCCTAAGACAATGAAAGATCTCAAAAATGAGATAAAAAAACTTGAAAGTCTTAAAGCAAAATTAGATAAAAAATCAACGTCTAAAGAAGAAGTAATTGGTGAAGAAGATAACACTATAGAATAAGTATGAAACAAGTATTAATAGAAACAATGCCCTTTTCAGTATCACCTGAACAACTTCATGAAGGTGCTAAAGCTCCATCTGGTAATCCACTTGTTGAGGGCATATTAGCTACAGCTGAAGTTAAAAACGGCAATGGTAGATATTATCCTAAGGAGTTATGGGAACGTGAGATAGAAAAATACATGGATTGTATTAAAGAAAATAGAGCAACAGGTGAATTAGATCATCCTGATTCCTCTATTATCTCATTAAAAAATGTATCTCATATTATAAGAAACATATGGTGGGATGGAGATAAAGTGATAGGTAAAATTGAAATACTACCCACAGTTTCTGGTAATATATTAAAAGCACTTATTGACAATAATGTACAAGTAGGTGTTTCATCTCGTGGAATGGGTAGTTTAAAACCACTAGGAGAAGGAACAATGGAAGTACAAGATGACTTTGAATTATTATGTTGGGATTTTGTAAGCACACCATCTAATCCAGGTTCATATATGCGCTCAGTAAAAGAAGGATTAAATGAAGGAATGAGAAGAAAAACATATCCATACTCTAGAGTAAATACTCTTTTAGCTGAAATACTTTGCGCTAATGGTACTTGTCCTATAATATAATTGTATACTATAAAATAAATTAACCCCCCTTAAAAGGAGGGTTTCTTTTTGGTATTTTGAGTCCCTTCGATATATGTATATTAGAATATGCAATTCCCTATATTGCATCGCTTATATAAATTATATTACGCTTTCAACACTTAATAAGCGTACTTCCAACAAAAAATTTGAGGAAAATTATGGCAAACAGAGACATTCTGAAAGAAGCCATTGCCGACGCTAAAGCTATAAAAGAGACAGCGATCGCCAATGCAAAAGTAGCTCTTGAAGAAACTTTCACTCCGTATCTTAAAGAAAAATTAGCCGCTAAATTGGCTGAAATAGATGAGAATATGGATGAGGAAGACATAACAGAAGAGATGGACATGGATGAAGAATCTATGTACGAAAATGAAGATTCCATGGATGAGTTAGACTTAGATGAACTTCTAAGAGAACTTAACGACATGGAAGAAGTTATTAATGACCCTAGAGGGCAAGGAGCCCACGGTAATGTTACCCCAAGCTCAGAATCAGACACCGACTTAATGGAAGCTGAAGAAGCTGAAGAAGAGGAGGAAGAAGAATTTGATATTGAAGACATGACCGAAAAAGACTTAAAAAATTTCATTGAAGATGTTATCTCTGACATGATCGAAGCTGGCGAATTAGAAGCTGGACATGAAGGTATGGAAGATGAGATGGGTGCTGAAGATGAAATAGAAGTTGAAGATGAAGAAGAAGAGGAAATTAACTTAGATGAACTCTTAGCTGAAATGTACGACGACGAAGATTTAGATGAAGCTAAAGATCTTAAACCTGATGCTTATTATGAAAAGCATGACAGAACTAGTAAGGCTAGCAAACATAAGAGAGACTTACCTAAATTCCAAGATGTTGATTTTGAAGCTTATTATGAGATGAAAGAAGAATTAAATGAAGCTTACAGAGTTTTAGCCAAAGTTAAATCTGAACTCAGTGAAGTTAATTTATTAAATTCTAAACTTCTTTACGCTAACAAAGTCTTTAAAGCTAAAAACTTAAGCGAGTCACAAAAAGTTAAAGTTTTAACTGCTTTTGACAAAGCTACAAGTAAAAAAGAAGCCAGACTTGTGTATGAAACCATGATGGAAAACTTAAATACACAAACTACTACAAAACGTCCTATGACTGAGTCTGTAAGAGGTATGGCATCTAAAGTTATCGCTGGTGCTCAAAACACCAAACAACCAATTATCGAAGTTAATTCCGCGTTTGAAAGAATGCAAAAATTAGCCGGTATTAAAAAGTAAATAATATTTTAAACTAAAAACCAAATTTTAAAACAATGAGTCAGATTCAATCATTACTCGAATCCGCAAACCCATACAGATCACTTCAAAGTGATGCGGCTCGCTTAGCGAAAAAGTGGGGAAAAACTGGTCTCCTAGAAGGATTAGGAGATACAGATAGAAATAACATGGCTATGTTGCTTGAAAACCAAGCCAAACAATTAGTAACTGAAACTTCCAACGTAGGTGGTGGTAGTGGTTTTGGTGCGTTTAGTACTGGTAACGGTGCTGAATGGGCTGGTATTGCTTTACCATTAGTGCGTAAGGTGTTTGCTCAAATCGCTGCTAAAGAATTTGTTTCTGTACAGCCTATGAATTTACCTTCTGGTCTAGTGTTTTTCTTAGATTTCCAATATGGTAACTCTAAAAATCCATTTACTCAGAATGCTTCACTTTATGGTGGTACTAACAATTCTGGTTCTCAGTATCCTTTTCAAACAAATGCAGCTGAAGGAGGTCTTTACGGAGCTGGTAGATTTACATACTCTACTAACCAGTTTAGTGCTTCTATTCCTTACACAGCCTCTGCTACTAATAGTTCAGTTTTTGGTACCGCAGCTGTGGCCGCAAGTACAGGTAGTTTTGTATCAGCATCTTGGAGTGAATTAAACTTTGACAGTGCTTACTCAGCTTCTGTAGCTTCTGGTACTATTTACAAATTAACAATTAGTGCTTCTCAATTATCTGGATTTGATCCTGATGCTGTTCGTGGATTCATACCACTTTCAGGTTCTTTAACTAATGCTAGTGTGTTACCTCAGTTCACTACTTACACTTACACATCTGCTGGAGCTGGTTCAATTCAGTTTTTTGTTACTTCATCCGCTAACTTTACTGCTCTTGCTGCTGCTGGTGGTGGTGCTAATAGTATGATTATTTACTACAACAAAGCAACTGCTTTAGGTGGTAGTGCAGCTGGTACTGGTAACTACAATGTTGGTGATTTTGAAGATGGTAATACTTCTTATGCTGTACCGAACTCATTAAGTAGTACAGTATCACCAGCCAACATCGTTCTTCCTGAGATCAACATTCAAATGCAATCTCAAGCCATCACTGCTAAAACTAAAAAGTTGAAAGCTGTATGGACACCTGAATTTGCACAAGACTTGAATGCTTACCAGAACATCGATGCTGAAGCTGAATTGACTAACATGTTGAGTGAATACATTTCAATGGAAATTGATTTGGAAATCTTAGATATGTTAATTGAAGACGCATCTGCTGGAACAGAGTATTGGTCAGTACTTAATAATACTTCTATTACTTCTATTACTGCTGGTCCAACTACTAATACTAATGCTGGTTTCTATAACACTCAAGGCCAATGGTTCCAAACGTTAGGCACTAAAATCCAAAAATTAAGCAACAAAATTCACCAGTTAACTCTTCGTGGAGGTGCGAATTTTATGGTAATTAGTCCTACAATTGCAACTGTTATTGAATCAATTCCTGGATTTGCTTCTAGCAATAACGGCGAAGCTGATCAAATGGAATATGCGTTTGGTGTTCAGAAAGCAGGTACTTTCAACGGTCGTTACAAAGTATACAAAAACCCTTACATGACTGAAAACACAATTCTTTTAGGATTCCGTGGTACTCAGTTCTTGGAAGCAGGTGCTGTATTTGCTCCTTATGTTCCGTTGATCATGACTCCTCTGGTGTACGATCCTAATACTTTCACTCCACGTAAAGGTATTATGACTCGTTACGCTAAGAAGATGTTACGTCCTGAATTCTATGCTAAGATCTATGTAAATGGTTTAACTACCCTTTAATATAGTATAGGTACATAGTAGAGAGAGCCGCAATTGCGGCTCTTTCTTATTTTACCATATTTATAATAAATGTTAATAATGACATTAAATGAAGCCTTAAAAAATTTAGTTAGGAAGCAAAAAATAAATAAACGAGGAATATGGAAAAATGTCTTTATTTTTATTCATAAACCACAGTATGTTATTAAAACATGGACTGATGCTACTGATAGTTTAGTTAAACAAGAATATGAAACCTCTATAAAATATCCTGATTTATTTGCTCGTATAGATAAAATAAATTGGGATAGAAGATGGATGATTCAAGAAAGATTAAATACAGATCAGGTAGATGATGAATTAAAAGAAATAGCAAGTATATTAAATACTGCTTCATATGATGTTTTGAGACGTTTAAAAAATATGGATAAAGATAAAGTAAGAGCACTTCTTGAATTTATAGGAAATCTTAGTTTTATTGATACTCAAAAAACACAATTATTAATTTTAAGATGGATTAAATTTCTAAAAGAAGTTGATAAAATAGATACAGTACCAGATAAAGATATCAATTCTGGAAATATGGGGTATGATAAAGATGGAAAATTAAAGTTATTAGATATATAATATATGAAAGATCCAAATCGCGTTAGAAAAAACGAAATAAAATCTATAAACGCTCTACAACTTAATGATGAGCAAAAAGAAGCAAAACGTTTAATAGTTGAAAATCAAATTGTTATAGTAACAGGAAGGGCAGGTAGTGGTAAATCACTAGTGTGTGCTCAAGCAGCGTTAGATTTTCTTAAGAAAAAACAAATAGACTGCATATATAATACACGTGCAGCAATTGAGGTAGGTAAGAGTTTAGGATTTTTACCTGGTTCTTTAAATGAGAAATTTGATCCATACATGGAAGCCTTACTTGAGAATCTTACAAAATGTTGCTCGGATAAAAACGAAGTTACCAAAATAGTTGATGATGGTAAAATCAAGGCAATGCCTGTACAGTTTATACGTGGTAAAACTATAGATGATATTTTGATTGTAGAAGAAGCACAAAATATGACTAAAGCAGAAATGTTAGCTATACTTACTCGTTTAGGTAAAAACGGAAAAATCGTGATAAACGGAGATAATGAACAGACTGATATAAAAACACCTACCGGCGAAATTAACGGTTTATCTTACGTTATAGAAATATCTAAAAAAATAGAAGAAATTAAGTGGATTAAACTTAAAGAAAATCACCGCTCAGACCTAGTTGGTAAAATACTTGACTATGAATATGGAAAGTAATTATCTTTCCAATATTTATAATCAAAAACCATGGCAACCTTTACCTCAAAGATATATGAAAGTATAACATTAAACGGAAATGATTTAGGTTCATATACTACTCTTACAATTGATGGTATTAATTATGTAGATAATAGAATATTAAATTGTCCTTCTGGTTCTCAAACTTCAATTTTTAATTTAAGTAATATACCTGGTGCTGGTCAGTTTGTAACTAGTAGTATACAATATGCTAGAATAACAAACTCATCAACAGTTCCTGTAAAACTTATTATTACAGGTACACCTAATATAAGTGCTTCATTTTTAGTATCAACAGGAAGTTCATTTTTCTTATCAACTAGTAAGATAACAAGTAGTGTTGATAATAGTTTTACATTTAAAGATATCCAAAACGTTTACATAGAACCATCTGGTTCAAGCGCAGTAGTAGAATATTATATAGCAACAACTTAATTATATGAATGTACCAATATGGCCTGGATCATCATCGTTTGCCCCTGGAGAAACTCCATTTGGGTTTTACGATTATGACCCTCAATTTCAGGTAGATGCTGACAAAGTATCTAAATTTTGTGCTCAACGTTTAGGTTATCCTATTCAAGAAGTTGAATTACAAGATATAAATTTTTATACAGCGTTTGAGTATGCTGTAACCACATATGGTAATGAACTTTATGCCTTTAAAGTTAGAGATAACTTATTAAATGTAGAAGGTTTAAATACTGATGTTAACCTCAATGATGCTATTATAACACCTAATTTTGCTAATATAGTGAGACTATCTCAACAATATGGTGAAGAAGCAGGTGTTGGAGGTAATGTTACTTGGTACAGTGGTTCAATTCCTCTTATTCCAGGTGTTCAAGATTATGATTTAAATGTATGGGCGTCATCTCAAAATATAACAGGAGGAATTGAAATTAAAAATATATTTTATAATCCTCCACCAGCTGTAAACCAATTATTTAACCCTATAGCTTACGCTAATTTAGGTGGAGCTCCAGCTGCTGGTGCTTATGGTTTAGGATATGGTACTACAGGATATTTAATGGTACCTACAAGTTTAACAATACAGACTGTACAGTCTATTGAAATGCAGAATACTGTAATTGGTCCTAATTATACTTTTGAAATTATTAATAATAAATTAAGAATATTTCCTGTACCTAATTATGGTAATGTATATTCATTTTTATCATTTCAATATATAAAATTAGATGATAGGATAAATGACTCAATCCAACAAACAGATGGAAATAAAGTCACTAATGAGTCTAATGCTCCATATAGTAATCCAATATATTCACAAATAAATTCAATAGGCAGACAATGGATATTTGAATATACATTGGCATTATCTAAAGAAATGTTAGGATATGTTAGAGGAAAATATGGTACAATTCCGATTCCTGGAGATAATGTTACATTAAATCAACAAGATTTACTTTCATCCGCTACTGAAACTAAAAATGCTTTAATTGAAAGATTACGTACATATTTTAATGAAACGTCTAATCAATCTTTACTTGAAAGAAGAGCAGCAGAATCAGAAGCACGTGTAAAAGAAATTAATTATGTACCAATGACAATATATATAGGTTAAAATATGGCTTTATTTGGATCAGCAAGAGACATGAGTATGTTCAGATATGTGAACAGAGAATTGATGGGTAATATAATTACCCAACAGTGTGTATTTTATAAATGTAATATTACTGATACTATTACAAACATATATGGTGAAGCTTCAAGTGGAAGATATTTTGAAGAACCTGTTTTATTTAATTGTTTAATTGATGTTGGAGATCAAACAGCCCCAACTCCTGATGATATGGTTGGATTTGAATGGGCTATAACATTTAAATTTTTAAGAGATGATCTAGTAGATGCTGGGGTTGAACCTGCAGTAGGTGATGTGATAATGTGGCAAAATGCTTATTGGGAAATAGATAATGAAAACATAGTTCAATTCTTTACAGGTAAAGATCCTGCTTATCCATACACTGATTCTAACGGAAATAATCCATTAAATCCAAATTTAGGATACTTTGGATACAATGTTAGTGTTATATGCACAACCCACTACGTACCAGGAGATCGTTTAGGAATTCAACCATACCGATTATAAAATATAAACTATGGCCACACAAGGAAGAAAACCAATACCAAAAACCCAACGTGAGATAAGTGTAGGACTTCAAACTCCTAAGGATGCTACTATGGGTAATCCTAATTACTCGTATGAATCTCCTGAGAAAAATAGAGCACTACAGACATCATTTGATGGAGATACTACAAAACCATTTAGTGTTGGTATACAAGATATAGATGAGGCTGTATTATTTTATTTTCAAAATATTATAAAACCATTTATTATTCAAAATAATGAACGATTAGTAGTTCCTGTACTTTATGGTGCTCCTGAAAAATGGAAATCAATGCAGAAAGACGGATATTATAGAGATAGTAAAGGATCACCTATGTATCCTCTTATAGTATTTAAACGTGGTAGTATAGAAAAAAATAGAACTATAGCTAATAAATTAGACGCTAATAATCCTAATAATTTTGGTGTATTTGTAAAAAAATATTCCCCATACGACGCGTATTCTAACTTTAACGTTTTAAATAACAGGGTACCTGAAAAAACGTACTACGCCGCTATTATGCCGGATTATGTAACGGTAACGTATACTTGTGTTGTGTTTACGTATTATGTAGATCAACTAAATAAAATAATTGAAGCAATAAATTACGCTTCTGATTCATATTGGGGAGATCCTCAACGTTATAAATTCCAAACACGGATTGATTCATTTAGTACAATAAGTGAATTATCAGATAATGATGAAAGAGCAGTTAAAAGTACTTTTGATATTAAATTAAATGGATATCTTATACCTAATGTGATACAAAAAGATTTAAGTTCTGTAATCAAATTTCGTGATAAATCTAAAGTGATATTCTCAGTTGAAGCTACAACTAATGAAGCTATCCTTAAAGGTTCTGTTAATGCTGATGGTACTGCTACTGAACTTAAGAGAAAAGAAGCTGAAAGAAAAGTACAAATAGACCAATCAACATCAAGAGCTACTATAATTTAATATTTATAAAAAACATTAGATGGCTAGAGTAAGATTTTTAGATCAGGTTCCAGTAGGATTCTATGAGCAAAATGCTGGTGGAGGAGGAAGTGCAGTTAGTACAGCGAGTCTACTTACTACTGCTTCTGTATCTTCAAATACAATTACATTTACTAAGGGAGATGGTAGTACATTCCCTATAACTGTAGCAACTGGTTCAGGTGGAGGAGGATCAACATTCCCTTATACAGGTAGTGCTATAATAACGGGTAGTTTAGTTGTAACTGGTTCGATAACATCTACATTAGGATTTACAGGATCATTACAAGGTACATCGAGTTGGGCTGTAAGTGCATCACAAGCGGTGACAGCATCCTACGTACAAACTGCACAAACTGCATCCTATGTCTTACAAGCTGTAAGTGCTTCTTACGCGTCTAGTTCAACTAGTGCATCATATTCTCTTACAGCATCTTATGTTACTGGCTCAGTTCATAATAGTACTAATCCTGCTTTAAGCGCATCTTATGCCGCTACAGCCTCATTTGTACAAACAGCACAAACTGCGTCTTATGTTGCAACAGCCCAAACCGCATCATACGTACAAAATGCTGTAAGTGCATCATATGTTTTACAGGCTGTAAGCGCATCGTTTGCTATTCTAGCTCAAACAGCTAATACAGCATCATATTATGGAGGCAGCGTAATAAGCGCCTCATACGCATCTAGTTCCACTTCAGCGTCTTACGCTTTAACATCTTCATATGTTCAAAACGCTCAAACAGCATCTTATATTTTAAATGCTGTGAGTTCATCCTACGCTTTAACCGCATCTTATGTAGCAAATGCTTCTTCATTCCCGTATACAGGTAGTGCTATAATAACTGGTAGTTTAGTTGTAACTGGATCAGTGACATCTACATTAGGATTTACAGGCAGTTTATTAGGAACAGCTAGTCTAGCTATAACAGCCTCAAATACTATATTACAACAAACATTAACATCAAATGTTACTGTAGGGGGTTCAACATCTGGTACTACTTATCAATCTGGATCAAGTGTAGAATCTATTTTAAGAGCTATGTTAATAACATACATAGCACCAACATTAGGAGCATTTTCATTATATAATGGTGGTACTTTAATATTGAGTTCAAGCCCAACAGCTGAAGTAAGTAGTTCTTATACATTTAACACCTCATCATTTACAGCAACAGCAGATAGTCCTAATGGTAGATATGCTTATAGTGCTAGTTTTACAGCATCTAATGCATCTACTGGAAACTTTACATATTTCTTTGGAAACAATGTATTAGGAAGTTCAAATAACTTAGGATTAGGTGGTACACAAACAATAAATAATACTGTTGCTGGATCAGTAACACTTACCCTAAACGCTATTAATCCACAAACAAGTGCTCTTATAACTCAAACAAGAACTATAACGTATGTGTATCCATATTATTATGGAATGTCTGCAACTGACTACTCTACAACAGGAAATATATCAGCATCATTAACTCAACTAGTACAGTCACAAGGTACAAAAACGCTATCTATTAATGGTACCAGCGCTTATGTATATTTCTGCTACCCAGCAAGTTATGCAGATTTAACATCTATTAAGGACGGTAATGGTTTTGAAGTACTATCAGCTTTTACAAAATATACCAGAAACCAAGATGGAGCCCCAGGAAAATGGTCGGGAATATCCTATAAGATATACCGCTCAAACACACTAACTAATGTATCTCCAGCTCAAAACTATATATTTACATAACGACGAATCATGGCAATATCAGTAATAGATAATTTTACAGTCAATACGACCAAGAACATAGATTCTAGGTTAGGACCATACGCTAGTGTAGCGGAAGCTACAGGATCAATAAGTACGTTACTCAGGTATGTAGGAATGACTGTGACTATCACAGGTAGTGGAGCTCCAGTAGAATATTGGTTTAGTCCAACAACGGCAAGTACAGATTTAGTACTAAAAACATCTCCATCATCATCATTTGCCTCTAGTTCATTAAGTTCATCATATGCTTTAACAGCATCATATGTACAAATAGCTCAAACTGCTTCGTATGTATTAAGTTCATCATATGCTGCTACTGCCTCAGTAGCTCCCTTATATCTACCTTTAACTGGTGGTACAATCACAGGAAATATTACTATAAATGGCACAGCTTCTATAAATTATTTAAATGTAGTTTATGAAACAGCTTCTGTAATATACTCATCTGGATCAAACCAATTTGGTGACGCTTCTAATGATACACAATCATTATATGGTAGTGTTATTATTCCAACTGGAAGTTTAACAATAACTGGTTCAACAATTTCAACAGCAGGATTCACAGGTTCACTTCAAGGTACATCAAGTTGGGCAAACAATGCTAGTACAGCCTCATATGTTGTAACAGCACAAACAGCTTCATACGTACAAAACGCTCAAACGGCATCATACGTTTTACAAGCAGTAAGTGCGTCATACGCTACGCTAGCTCAAACAGCTAATACAGCGTCGTATGTTAATCCGTTGCGTCAAACTGTTCAAATAACTGGTTCTTTAACAACAACTGGTTCAAATACGTTAATAGGAAACACATCATTGACAGGATCACTTAATGTGAGTGGATCAACTACACAAGTAGGAAATAATGCTTTATATGGTAATACAACATTATCAGGTAGTTTGATTATATCAGGAGCACAAGGCACAACTACACCAAACATTCAAATATTTGGAGATATAAATCAAACTGGTTATACAAGATATTTACCAATAAACTCAAATATTGACCCTGCGATATCTGCGTCTTATATTTATGTGTCTGGTTCTACAAATGACTTGTATTTTTCTCAAAATGGGGCCGGATATAGTAATACAACTCGTTTACGTTGGTTAGAAGGAAATTTATATACCGGTTTATTAGATGGAGGATTAGTAACTCAAGTAAACTCAACTACATATCAAGTAGCAAGCGGTAGTGGTATTATAGTAAATTTAAATGCTTCATTTAATGATAATCCATATCCAACAGTACAATATATAAATTGGGGAAATGTAACAAATACAATTAATGCTTTAAGTGCCTCTTATGATCAGTCATTTATTGCTATTAGTTCAAGTGGACAAATATACGCTCAAGGATATCCTTTAACAGATGGACAAGTAGATGATTATATTCCTGTCGGTGTAGTACTACATCAAAATCATTCTTCAATTAATGGAGTTGTAACACAACCTTCTGTAGCATATGGATGGAAGCAAAGAAGTAATGTATTTATTGCTGCTTTTGGCCCATTAAAGCTATCAGGATATCTTTTATCACCAAGTGGTTCATCAACAGGAAGTTTAGTAGTAGGTGATGGTACTGCCTTCTTAGATGGAGGAAATTACCAAACAAATCCAAATAACCCAGCGTATGTAACTGGAACTGGAGCTACTACAAGTAGAATATTTAGATATTATGACTCTGGTTCAGTTTGGGCATACGATACAAATAATGGAACAGGATACGGAGCTATTGATCCAACAAAATATTCAAATAATGGAGTTTTAACTGCAGTACCAGGTACAGGAGCAAACAGACAATGGAGTATTCAAAGATGTTTTTTCTTCCCTACATCACCATTAAATCCAAAACCAATAGTAGTATACTATGGTAATGCTTCCTACACAACACAAGTAGATGCTATTGCGAATATAACAGTAGAATCATTTACTGAAGCTCCAAATACAGCAGCAAACGCTATTTATTTAGGTTCTTTAGTAGTAAGAAATAACGCGGATTTTACTGATAGTACATCATATAAATTTATACCTGGTGGATTATTTAGAGCAGTAGGTGGAAGTGGAGGAGGTACAACTGTAACCAATACATTAGCTGGATTAAGTGACGTTTCTATAACATCACCAACATATGGTGATTTATTGATGTACGATACAACTGTTTGGAATAATACAAAAACATTATCAGGAAGTTATACACTATCAGGAAGTTTAAATGTATCTGGAAGTTTAACAGGTTCTTTATTGGGTACAGCTTCATACGCCGCTACAGCATCTTATTCTGCAAACGGTGGTGTAACACAATTAATAGCAGGAGCAAATATTAGTCTATCTCCGGCAAACGGATTAGGTCAAGTTACTGTTAGTTCAACTGGTGGAGGCGGAGGATATAATACAGCAACAGGATCATATGGTAGTTTTTATGACACTACTACACAAACAAATCCTGTAGCAAATATTAACCGTTCAATGTCTCTTAATACAACAGATATTTCAAACGGAGTATCGATATCAGGATCAACAAGTCCTTACAACACTTATATTAAAACAACTAATGCTGGTGTATACAACATCCAATTTTCAGCTCAATTAGAAAAAACTAGTCTTGGAGGAACAAGTACTACTTATATTTGGTTAAGAAAAAATGGAGGTGATCTTATAGAAACAAATACTATAGTTGAATTATCTCAAAATGGTAAAGGAGTAGCAGCTTGGAATTGGTTTGTGAATGCTGCCGCTAACGATTACTATCAGATAATGTGGTCTTCAAATGCTACAGATATTCAATTAGCGGCCAGTACTCCCGCATATGGTCCTACTGTTCCTTCAGTGATAGTAACCGCAAATAGAGTAGATCAATTTCTTAGTAATACAGGATCATTTAGTGGTTCATTTAATGGAGTATTTAGTGGTTCATTATATGGAACTGCGTCTTATGCTACTAATGCAATTAGTGCGTCAACTTCATTAACAGCATCAGATATATATCCGGCGATAACAAATAATTACCCTGATTATGTTTTACTTACTACAGGTACAGGTAAAATAAACGGAAGTACAAATTTTGCATATGATAATGCAATAAGTGGTTTTAGGATTACTGATAATAATTTAATTATAGGAGATCTTACTAGTGTCATTACAATAGGATCGTCTGGTAATAGTTTTGCTCAAGGATCATCAGCTACAGTTAATGGTTATAATGCTTATGCCCAAGGATCTAATGTAACGGCACATGGAAATAATTCTCACGCTGAAGGTCAAAGTACAGTAGCAACAGGAATTGGATCCCATGCTGAAGGATCTAATACAACAGCATCAGGAAGCTATTCACATGCTGAAGGACTTAATACAACAGCATCAGGAAGCTATTCACATGCTGAAGGATACTTTACAAGAGCAATAGGGAACTACTCACATGCTGAAGGATCTAGTACAACAGCATTAGGAATCTATTCACATGCTGAAGGAACTAATACAACAGCATCAGGAATCTATTCACACGCTGAGGGTGCTGGAACAGCAGCATCAGGAAGTTATTCACATGCCGAAGGGCGTTCAACTACAACAGTTGGAAGCTATTCACATGCTGAAGGATTTAGTACAACAGCATCAGGAAGTCATTCACATGCCGAAGGGCGCTTAACTACAGCAGTTGGAGATTATTCACATACCGAAGGGCGCTCAACTACAGCAAGTGGAGATTACTCACACGCTGAAGGCCAAAATACTATCACAATATCAAATTACCAGCATGCTCAAGGCATATACAACTTACCAACATCAGGAGCTGGTGCATTTATATTAGGAAATGGTACAGATGATTTAAATAGAAGCAATTTAATATTTGCATCTGGCTCATTAGTTCAGGTGACAGGTTCAGTAATTGCCACTCAAGGATTTACAGGTTCATTATTTGGTACAGCGTCTCGAGCTAATAGCGCCACAAGCTCATCCTATGCTCTTACAGCATCATACGCTTT